TAAATAATTGGAAGTTTCCTATTTATTTAAGGCGTTCCAATTTGTTTATTTATGTGAGTTATTAATTATGTTTAAAGATGTTGAAGAAATGAAAAATTGCAATACTGGTTTTGATTATCATGCTACTTATGGTCGGTACACCCTATTGCAAGCTGTTTAATTTAATCAATTGTTTAAGCCTCTTAATTGAGGCTTTTTTATTGCCTATTGTTTTATGTACTGTATGGGATAATGTTAGCATGTTCCACGTGAAACGGTATTATGATTTAATGGGGCATCCCCCTTATAGGATATTTTGAATTGAGCCCCCAGTCGAGTATTTTCAGCCGAGCGCCCTGTTGAACACACTCGTAAAATTATAACGTTTCTATTGATTTATAAAAACACTAATACTATCTCCATACACCACCAAATAATATTCATTAACATTCAAGATATTCTAGACAAAAGAAAGCCCCCACCCACTTAGGATAGAGGCTCATAGTAAAAATTATTTTTGCAATTTTTCTAACAAAGAGGTTTTAGGTTTAGTGTATATCTATACGTCTTAGCCCAATATGTCACATTATCTAAAATCTCTTGATTTATTACTTTAACACTTCCTTAATACAATGAATTGACTCTTGCCATTATTCATTATCTTCCCCCTCAAAAACTACAGTATTTTTATATGTATCTAGGCTACCACAAGATATACAACAATCAGCACTAGAGGTAGACTCATATTCACAAGATCTACAGATTGTATATTCAATCCATATCGTCATTAAATCACCCCTAACTCTTTCTCAAGTTTTTTAGTTCTTTCGATTTCATCAGGTTTATAATCAAACGACTCATTCTTAAAGAACATGCACTTTGATGTGATATCTAGTGTGTGATAAGAACCACCTCTGCTACCACTATGTAACACAACTTCTTCTTTAATCTTTTTACACACTATATCTCGTTTCTTCATGTAGGCATAGGTGTCATCTTCCGCATAATCCTTAGAACATGCGGAGATCGAAATAATTGAAGCAATTATCAACAGTGATTTTAACATTATACAAACCCTAAAGACTTCACTTTAAAATCACAAGTGATACCCTTCTGGGGAATAATTGCAAATGTTTCTTGCTCACCATAACCATTCATTCTGAGGTGTAGGTTTCCACCAAAGTCACAATATAGTTGCTGATTATCACCAATATAAATTGTTCGTGTATTTGTTAGCACACTAGCAGTACACCAATCATCAAGTGGACTTGTATCACATGTTCTGGTGTAAACCATAGTTTTCCCATTTGGTTGATGAGTGATCACTTTATATTCAAATCGCTCACTTGGTACTCTTTGACAACCACACAATAGTAGTAAGAATAAACCAACAAATAACAACACTAAAATCTTAACCTTACCCATTCAACCCTCCAAATTTTTACCAATACTGTTTTCAAGAAATGACATCAATTGATCAATGTCTTGCTCTTCTGATTTTGTTGTTAATGGATGACATTGAGCAACACTCAAATACTTAATAATTCTAGGAAAATGATTTTTCAAGAACCTATCAGAACGAATATACTCAAGCGGATCTTTTGAATCTGGGTGGGCTTCAATGAAATCTTCCCAACCACTTCTGATATGTCTCAACCACTGATCAGCGTCACCATAGTTTCTATTGTTATGATCTTCAATATAACCAGAAACACAATACAGAACACTATCCAATTCATCTAAGTGTTTACTCAATCCCAATTCTCCAATACCGTATCTAATCGATTTAGAATATCATGGAAATCACTTGTTTTCAAGCGATCCAGCTCTTCTCCTGTAAAGAATTGTGAAGATTTAATAACACTTTTTAAAGATGGTTGTCTTGTGCTATGGAATTTAAACTTTCGTCTGAACCAGTAAGAAGAACACTTGATTTTCATCTCAATCTCATACTTGGCTCTAACACCATTACCAATCTGTCTAAAAATCACATCTGGTGTGTCCGCAAAAGCAAGATGTGGAAAGAACTCATGATAACGATTAACCTTCTTACAACCGTCGAATATCATATCTTGCTCGACTTTCTTTAGGATCTGTTCAAGCTTCTCTTCAACAAACCCAATGGTTTTTCTCACAGCGTTTCTATTACGCATCACAATAATCAGTTTATTATCTAACTTCATGATACATCCTCAAGAAAATCAATACCTTTATGAATTGGATTTGTTAGTGTTAAGCACCCAACCATGAACCCAACCATGAATATCAATGGGAATAAGATGATAAAGAACAAGAAAGCCTTATAACCAATCGTCATGTGTTGAAGTATTGTCTCGGAAGCATCTATAGCATGTCGAAGACTACGAAGTTGTCGTCGTGTGTACTTCTTAACACGTAAAATCACTTGATTCATTCTTTCTCAAACCTCTCATCAATCTCTTTTAACTCATCCGAAAGAAGCTTTAGTTCATTGTCTGCGATAGCCAAAGAAAATAAACCAATGACCATCAAAATTGGAATAATTGTCATTACTGGTTACATTTCCACATAGACACCAAGAACTCTACTCCAAACCCAAAACGCGATAAAGAAGAATAATATAGTGAAACCACCGACATAATTAAATAAATTAAATTTATAAATCATCAAACGCTAACTCCTATAAAATAACCAATTAGACCAGAAACAATAATTGATCCAATATACATAATTAAACCTAGTGAAATTAAGTCAAGGTCACTAACCTTAATGTTTTCTGGTGGTGCTGGCGGTGGTGGAATAAGCGTCTCTTGGTTAATAACTGGTGGTTTTGGTCTAGGTTGATAACCACCACTAACCTCTACCTTTGGATAACAAAAACATTTACAATTTTTACAAGTCAAACAACCACCTCAACTTTCAAATCAATTCTACCATAGTTAGCAACTAAATAACTACCATGCTTTTTGTCGAATATCATCCAACCGCAAAGCATGGTAGTTATTTGCAATCATTCCGTGAATGGGATCAACTCCTGTGATCAAGAACTTCCCACCTTGAAAGCCCTCAACTACATCACCAATTGCCCCGTTAATGGAGATAATTTTCTCACCTTTCTTAACTTTCAAATTTAACACCTCTGAGTTCATCTCTAACTTGCATGATAATCTTACCAAGATGATTCTCACCTTCTCTGGTTTTCATATCAGTACCCCAGAACTTATCGTTCCACCAATTACCCTCTTCAATGTGGCAATCTCCTGTTTCTAGAAGTCTTGACTTGAAAGGTTCTTGTTTATACTTCTCACGCTGAGCGTATAGCATAATGTCTAATTTACATTGCTCAAAAACACTATTAGTCATAGGGTGATTTTTACCGAAGACTTTAGATTGCTTAGGTGATAACTCATAACCAATGTGCTTACGAAGACTCGTAACGTAGTTGCCATTATTCAGTCGAATAAGATCGGCTTCATCAAACTTCATTGCCTGATAGAAGTTTTCAGTTGAGATATACAATATCCCATTATGTCTGATGTCAACAAACGCCATGTTACTCAACCATCGTGTTTCTGGTGCTGTAAATGTTAAAATATCACTCATCTTTATTCACCGATTCCTCAACAGCCTCACCCCATTCTTTCAATGCAAGAACACTATTTCCTAGTTTTGAAGCTTCTGTAGCGAAGTAGTCTTGTTCTGATTGGCACGTTTGATATAGTCCTCCGAGGGTAAGTAAACGTTCGGCATCTGTGTGATTTGACGTTTTACCACCACTGGAACTTGTATAGGATTTGACTGCTTGTGACAACCGATCATTAGAATCACTAAGGGTAGACACAGCGCTGTTAAGATCTTGCTCACGATCATTATACCTCTTCTGAATATCATTTGTTTTTAAAACAAGAGCTTGGTAGCTCTCAATTGCCTTTTGTCGCTCATCTGCAATAATTGTTGCTGACTCAGCTTTCATCTTTTCAAGACTAACCAAATTATCAACAATTGTTTTTTGGTGTGCTTCTTTCTCACCTTCGTAAGATCCCTTGTAAAAGGTGATAATGCACAACATAACACCAACTACAAACCACCATCTGAACTTCCAGAGGAAGGAGAGTAGAACCTTTGTAATCCACTCCTTAATTATTAAAGCTGTCATCAATAACCCTCATTCTTTTTAGTCTTCTGGTACTCTTCACCAGTTTCTTCTTGCACCCAATCAATCGTCTCGGTGTCTTTTTCATCACGTTTTGAGTAGATCATGATTGTACCAATTCAAATTCATCCAGTAGGTCATTAAGTGCTTTCATTAAATACTGATAGCACATTGGAGACTTTTCTTTCAATTTAGCCTTACCAGTACCAACACTCATTAGCGGAAGAGCAATATCTTTACCACTATTTCGGATTTGATGCATAACATAATCAACGTGGGTGGTAAACCAACCGAAGTCACCATCATTTAGATAGCTACCATCTCTGGTGTATCGATCACGCTTTGTGCAAATTCCAATTGCATTAGGTAGACCACGAATCACAGCCTGCGTGTAACTTGGTACATATCCGTTCTCACTATCTGAAAGGTTGTCACCAAAGACATAAATGTAGTCGGTATCTTGCTCTACAGAAGCGCGAGTGAATTTAGAAACCAGTTTAAGCTTAATCTTCATCTTTACCCTCATCTTTTACGATTTGAATTGATTGATACAATGCAAGTTCAATTTCTGGCTTAGCTCTAAGGTAGTCAACAATTAAACCCATTAAAGCATAAGTAAAATCTTCAACTTGTGATGCCGTAACAAGAGAACCCTTAAACTTCTCAAGCTCTGGGTGTAGTAAACAAGATTGAATCATGTGAACAACATAATTTTCACCGTATATACCACCAGTCAATCGATCAAAAGATCTCTGTAAATCCTTGTTTGTTCTAATAACCATTTGATAGTTATCAACTAGAACTTTAAAGATATATCTACTATTTGAAGAATCCATGCTCACCCCGCATCATTGATAAATACATTGAAACCCTGTTTCCAGACAAAACACATCCTGTTCTATCAATTAGAATAGAGTCGTCATTCAGAATAGTAATTGTTCTAACACCGTCTGTAATTTTATTACCTCTAATCACAGCATTGTGTGTTAATGTCCAACCCAGACCATTCTTCTTAACCAACCTCTCAACTGGCTTGATATTATTCCTATTTACATAATCATAAATAATTGTGCTAATATCCCAAACAACATCTACCAGTTGAGCAACTTCAACCACAAGTTTCTTAAACATTATTTCTTCCTACGTCGAGTATGCAAATAAGCCTTATTGTGGTTGAACTTTAAAAACAATGGGGTATTTCTAACTGCAATAAGCAGAGATAAATAATCACCCATCTCTCAACACCTCCGCCCCAGCACCATCTGAGATTTTCAAATAAGCTGAGAAATCAAAGATTGATGAGACATTTTCCTCATCTTTATAAACACGAATGTTCTTAGAATCATAACATTCACCGCTTGATGACTTGACAATAACTCGATTGTCTTCATCAAAGATTAGATCAGCGATCCACTCTCGGTTGTATTGACAACCACGCTTCAACTCCATACCAATTAGAGAATCTTTACTCTCAAGTAATCCTTTGAATCGGAAATTATCAATCAGATCTGAGACATTGCCCATTTTGATGATAATAGCACCTTTTCCGCTGACAGGTGACTTGATTGAGAAACCACATTCTTTAATTGATAGTGAGCAAGGCTTGTTGTCATTTCCAGCTTTATCAACCTTCACAAACTTGGTGTAGAATAATTTAAACTCATTTACACCAACGTCCGACACACCATTAAGCACACACTTAGTAAGCTCTTTAAGCAAAACAATCCTCCAATTTTATTTAATTTGATTTAGGGGTACACCCTATTTTTTCGGCTTCTGTTCCGACATATCGATAATTGTGTAATCATCATCAATAGCATCACACTTGATACATTTCCATCGGGTTACAAGAATCTTGTTTTTGATTTTAAAGTAACCAACACGATTAGTCCAAAATGTAGAACTAATCGCAAATGTGTGGTTACAAAACAACCTCTTAGTCCACTGACGAAGCGCTGACAGTATATTTATTTTTCCCATAATATGTATTCACAAACTCCTGAGCGATAGCTCTCAAATTGGTTTTAATGTACACTCGATTACCACAAGCATCTCTAAAGTGCCATTTTCCTGTCGGTAGTGAACTATTTGTATCTGTGTGAACATACACAAACCATTTCTTATACATGGTCTCACCACCGCTTGAAAGTACGGTTACATCAACACCATTCTTATCAACATTTTTAAGAACTTCTTTCTTCTTGCGTTCAGCCTTAGAAGGGTTTTCTTTTGCAAACTTCTTTGCACGTTCCATAGCATATTGCATGATTGAATTTTGAGCTGTCACTATTTACCACCTGTTTCGGTTAGAGAGTTTTGTTTATTAACTGAGTTAGAGTTTAACACAACCTTAACTGAATTATCAAGTGTTAAAACACCTAAAACAATTAGACAACCACAAACAATTAACATCGTTTTCATATTTTCTCCAGACGTAAAAAAAGAGGGGCAGAACCCCTCCGTTAATTATTCAAGTTCTTCTGCTTTTTCTTCTTGTGAGGCGATAATCTCATCAAGCAACTTTTCTTGTTCTTGCTCAGAAACCTTTTCACGCTCTACGATACGATCACGAATATCATCATCAAATAGATAAATCTCTTTATCGTGCTTAGTAACTTCCAGAATCTCTTCTTCGGTTAAGAAGCCTTCGTAAGTATATCGAATAAACTTGTCATTCAATTTCTTGTTTGCTTCGGCACGATTTACTTGACTCGTTGCACTTCCATAGCCTGAGCCACATTGTACAGGGTGAATCATTAGCATCGTGTTATCACCAACAGCGTATGAGGAAGCACCTTTGGTTAGGAACAATGCCCCACCAGCACTACTAGCCTCACCCATAAGAACCATGTGATATTTAGCTCGTGTTGAGTAAATAGCATTCTGTAGAGCAACCAATGAGAACAAGTTCCCACCTGAACTATTAATGTTGAACACAATGTCATCATGCTCATTAGCATTAATCAATAGGTCAATCACATGGTCAAAGGTATTGGCATCACCAAAGTCTTGAGTGATGTTGACAGTGTATGTACAACCGCGATCACTTGATGCAATAATTGAAGGTCGCTCCTGATCCAATGTAAAAATTGCACCATTGTTTTGTTTTTGTTTACCACTTGTACTCATATAACCTCCGTTATGCATAAATTTCTGTTACTCGTTTAGATAACGGACTACGTTTATTCATCGAACTATCTAACTCGATGTAGTGGAATAAATCCTCTTTTGAAACGCGCTTCTGTTTATCAACACCATTTTCGTCTGTTTCTGTCACAATGTTAGTAATTCTGTGAACAAAGTCTGTGAAGCCGTCTGCTCGTTTATCAACAGCATAAGTCTGTGCCTTGTCCCCAAGAACAATTAACTTAGCTTCATCACCACTACGCTCCATTACTAACTTCAATGTTGGAGGTGACATATTTTGTGCTTCATCTACAATGATGATACAATTTTTAAATGTTCGACCTTGAACGAAGTTTGGAATTAGAAACTCGATGTTTCCATGCTTCTCAGCGGACTCTAAAGCACCAACACTCATAAACTCAAGGAAGACGCTTCGCATTGATTCAAAGTGAGCTTGAAGCTTTTCATTCTCATCACCCTTCAAGTATCCAATCTTGTCATCACCTGACTCTGTTGGGTTTTTAATGAAGATGATTCGATCATAACCATTATTTTCACCAAGCATCTTCAATGCTGTTTGCACAACAACAGTTGTTTTACCAACCCCTGAAACACCCTGAATAATGGTTGCTTCCATGTTATACATCGACTCTGAGATTTCTTTGTGTTTCCCTTCCAGCTTGAACTTGTTTAGAGAATATTGACTACCTTTCTTGGCTTGATAAGAGCTTTCATTCCTCTTACTTTCTTCTTTTTGTAAATGGTTATAATTATCTACAATACGTTGTTCTCTAGTTTTTCTAGATCCGCCACGTGCCATATCACCTCCTATGATTTATTAATCGAGAATTGCTAAAACCTGATGTTCTAATGTTGTATAGATTCCATTTTCCATATCAACTGGTGTTTTCATCAACTTAGGGATTAGAACTTTATCCCCAGATTTTACATATTTCACATCTTGACCAACACTGAGGACGGTAGCTTCAATTGTCGTTGTATTTGCATCAACGCCATGTGTAAGATAGATACCGCCTTCTGTGATTTTTTCATCAACATAGTGAAATAAGATACTGTTTCCAATAGCTTTCATCTATATCTCCGAAGGGGGATTACTCCCCGCTACCTGAGTCTGAATCGGTTGATGAACTTGACTCTGTTGAACCCTGAGAAGCCTCAACCTCTACTTCAACTTTTTCTTTTGCTTTCTGCTTAGAGCGATAAGGTTTTTTAAGAACTTCCTCTTGAGCAACTTCTACCTGAGTGCTTTCAGGCTGTGCGACTTGTTCTACCTTTTCAACAACATCTTCTTCACCCTTGACAAGTGAAACAGAATATCGATTTCCTAAGCTACGACGAACCGCTACGGACTTATTCAGTCGCCAACCTTGATCATAAAGGGATTCAACCTCTACGAATAAGTTATGTAGATTGTGTGCTGTTAAAGTCTTGTGTGTAACTGCCATTTAGATATAAAACCCCTCTTGTTAATTAATATTGTTTCAATATACCATTGAAATGTTGTTTGTCAATTGCATTATTGTTACTTTGTGTAATCAGTTAGAAACTACAGCAATAGTTATCATGAACGCTACATAAACTGAAATATAACAGATCATGTATTTTAGGAATGACATCCGCGACCATACACCCGAACAATACATAAATCACCGTCATTGTAAACAGATCCACTATCCACAAAAGACACATTACCAACGGTTAATTTCTTGTTTAATGCTGTGTGACCAATAAAAACATGGTCAATGTTTGCAATTTCATAACCCCTCTTGTAGACAAGCTCTCTAGCCCAGATCAACCACATTTTAATATCTCTATCCCTATTACTATATGGTGTTACAACAGGTTTATTGCTTATCAATGCCTTCTTTACAACTTCCCAATCGTAGTATGGTAGATCAGCGTGAACAACACCATATTTCTTACCATCTTTCTCTAACTCAATTAGATATGGAAGATTGGAGAAGAGATTAACTAACTCTACTTGCTTAGAGTTCTCTAACTCATAAAACCAAGCACCGCCATTATTAGCTTGCTTGTGTGCATTTTCATATCGAGAATCGAAATAACCCTGAACACAGAAATGATCATGATTACCAAGAACTGATTCGAACCAGCTTTCATTTAAAAGCATTGCTGTTTCATAACCCTGAGATCCGCGATCAACTAAATCACCTGTAGCTACACATAGATCTTTTTCAAAATCAAAACCCATCTCAGTGAGTTGTTTTATCAATTTATCCCTCTGACCATGAATATCCCCAACGAAATAAATGTCGCGGTAAGAGTCACCGTTTATAAATTTAATCATAATCCCCCTCATAAATAATTGAACCATCTTCCAACTGGTATCGAATAACTTTATCACACCTAAATCTGGTAAATAGAAATTCTAAGGTTTGAAAATTAAAATCATCCTCTAGAGTCAGTCGAGGTTCGATGATAATACAACCAACCTCAACACCACCAAGAAACATTGTTGTGTCTAAATTATAAGAAGTATAAACAACATTCCTTTTTGGAATACCATGTATTTTACTAAGCACAATAATATTAAGACGATTTCTGTATTTTGCAACAGCTTCATCGATAGACTTAATCATAACCACCCTCAACAACAATAGTTCCATCATCAAGACTATATCGATTTAAAGTCTTCGTACCCCTAATTCTGGAAATGCAGTACATAAATAAATCTTGATTAAAGTCTGGTTGATATTTAACAGCAGGATTAACCACTACGAACATAACCTCTTTACCAACTACAGCACTTGGGTTCTCTAAATAATTCCTACAATTAACAGTGATTAGGTTGTCTTCTACTTTATCCTCTAGACCAATCACAACAACCAAACCAAGTTTTCTAAAATGACTAACAACTTTATTAAACTCATCCATACATCACCACTTTCACAATTAAACCTTTTTGACGAGCAATTTTTATCATGTGAGCAGTACCCTTACTTTTATTATCCCAAAATGCCAATAATGCATCTGCGTGATCAGCCATTTCAGCATTTCTAACAAAACCAGCCCTTTTCCCAAGAGTATCCCAATTTGGTATAAATCTATCAACTGGAAGGTGACACATTGAAGCAATGCGCTCACCAACTAAATCAGCCCCCCTTGCACCACCACTAATAACCCTAGCAAAAGGTTCAACCAAACCAATTTCTTGTGTTATTTCATTTGAAAATATTAGAAACTCGTTCAATCCAAATTGAACATCGGTGAAGTCCCTGCCACCAGCAATAATAACTTTAAGTTTATCTTTATTAGTCATAAATCCTCCGCTAATACAACAAAGTATTCTTGACCTTCCAGCGTATCATAAGATCCCAATAGATCGTGTAGAGCATCTTCGTCACCGATTGCCTCAATATTCTCAACCGTTTCATATTCATCATGTGGGATTAGATATTTGTGACCATCACCATCATCGTAAATTACATAGAGTTTCATTAAACCTCCCGATTTAAAGTTAGATAAGAATTATAACAACCAGAACGCTTACCTTTACCTTTATTATATCGACCAATTTTCAAATAACCGACTGATAAAAGATGAGATAAATCTGGATCATTTGTTTGATATTGCCACTTTCGATTGACAGGTAAACGTACAAACCCACCGTAACCAGATGGTGCTAACTGCATAAACCAAATACGCATTAACTTACGTCTTTCACTTGTACACAAAACACCGTCAACGATTTGACGAAGATTAGCGCCATAAGGGCTATGTTCTGGTGGCTCAGTTTGATGTTTTATCATATCACGAATTAAAGACTTTCTTCTCAATTGAGACACTTCTTTTTTGAAACTCATAAAAACCTCTTATTAAAATATCGACGAATTAGAAACTGTCGAATAAAGCTGATGATTGTTAACCAAAATGTGATGATTAGATTATCATGAACCTCTAAAGGAATATCATAGACTAAGCATATGATCTGAGTGAATACAGTAGCTAAGATTATACCTAGCCCTGTATTTATAGCACTCTCAACCAAAGATGAAAATTTACTCTGACTCAATTCATCACCACTTACATTCAACAGCTCTAACACCGTCATTAAATTTAAACTTCTTAACATCAGCCCAATTTGAACCAACGAAATCTATCAACTTTTGCCCCCAATCACTATCATCAAAATCTACTTCTTTAGTGATTACAGTAACTTGTGACCAAGATCGATACACGCTTAATTTAACAATCATTATCTACCTCAAAACTATAAATTAATTAACGTTATAATAAGAGCAACATCATATTATAAATCCAAAAAGCTTCTAAAACCCTTGAATACTGGAAATCTTGGTAAGTCCTTCATTCCGACATCCATGTATTGAATCTTAACCAAAGATCCAAAATACTTATCCCTATTATTCCAAATTTCCTGACGTAAATCATCGGTAAATCCAGTCCCACAACGAAAAGTTTTATCTTCCCATTTGAGAACTAAACTACCTAGTGTATTCTTAGGGATCATATTTTCCTTATGTTTACTTCTGACAGTCCTACCTAATTCATTTATTGTTGCCTCATTGGTATTTTCATATTGCTCATCAAAACCAATCACCTCAAACTCAGCATCGACAAAAAATTTAAATTTCAATAATGACCCAGATCGCAAAGAACTTCTACCAAACTTATACGGTGCTGATGGATACCTGCCGATTAAACCCTCACCACCTTTTTGTCGCTCAGATTCTAACCAATTGCGAAGATCATCAATATTATCAATCAAAATAGATCGAGCATCGATTAAATTTAGATCAGTTTCAAATAAGTTAGACAGTGATTCAACTCTACCTGAGTATTCTAACTCAGGATTACAGAAAGAGTCAAACACATAAAATTTAATATCTTCCTCACCATCATCCGACATAACCGCAGATGTTGTCTTTCTAAATACATCTGGTGAGTAAATATCACCAAGTATCAATTCGCCATCTAACCCATTATATTCTGGTTTTCCAAACAATCTCTGAACATAATTGTTTGGAATTGGTTTTAAACTACGTGATAACACCACACCATTCATTACCAACGCTCGAATACCATCGTATTTAACCCCAACTAGTATAGGATATGTCACATCATTAATAGATGCTGAAATCGCCAACATTGGCTTCATTAGTCATCCCCCTCAAATTCATCATTTAACCATCGAATCAAAAGATTATACATACGTTTGTTTGCCATTGCAACAACCATCGGTTCTCCATTGCGAATACACCCACGCCACAACCACTGAACAAGCTCAGATAAGGCAAATGTGTTATTATCAATAGGATGACCATAATCTTGCAAATAAGATGAAACATCGACCAATGGGAATCGATTATAGGCATGTATTAACACTTTCTTATGAGCATACATATTTGTTGCTCTAGTGTGTACACTTAACCAGTTAGAAACCTTAGTTCCAGACTCATCCACACTGTTGACAAACCCAATTGGATTAACAACCAAACCTTTTGATTGACTAACACCCTTTGCACGATCTTTAGGGCATGTCCAAAGAACATCCTTATTCGACTCAGCATAACGTCTAGACACCCGAAGGAAGTAATTGTTGATCTTCCTAACACCATCGATACTCAAATCTTTGTGCCACCAACGAGATGTCATTGCGAAGTCAGCAATTGATTTATCAGGCGGAATAACAGTTAGAAGACTCTTAAATGAGCTTGGTTTAACCTTTGGTAAATCAAAATCAGTAAAGTCCACAACATCAAAACCTTTCAAAGCCAAGAACTTATCCAAGATACTACCCTTGAATAAATATGTGATCACCACAACGCGCTTAGCGCACTCAAGGAGGCGAATAGGAACTTGTGTTACCATCATTACCTTCTTTGCCTTCTCGCTGTTAATATCGAATCTGGTGAGGTATAGAGACTTCTTATCACATAAATTTTTGCAGTAGAAATATCGGTGATCCGAACTATCCAGAAGATGATCCTCTTTGAGCCAAGTAACACTACCATCATTTTCATCAACACTAATATATCCTTGTTGAATTAACCACTTAATATCAGAGAATGAATAATGATCGTAACTCTGAATTACATTGATTTCTTCATCCAGAATTACCGTGTACCCGCGATCCTTGATTAGCTCCATACTGGCGTTATCCATACTCAAGTATAACTTGTGAGTACAGGCAATGTTCTTACCTTGCACCAACAGATCGTTCAAATGCTCACTTTTAGATGAGTATTGGTCAATGCTTGGAGAAATAAACTCAACTGTACTAACGCTGTTATGGACACGACCATCGACATCGACTTCCGATAGGTTTGGAGAAACATAGAAGTATTTTTCATTGGGGTTTTGGTCAATCCATTTAAGAATTGATGTTGTGTTATGTGTTGGTATAAAACTATCTGTTAAAAACAGTTTTGTTGGGTTTGAAACCTCAATACACGTACAATCATCATATCCAAATGGTTTAATCTCCCTAATCGACCTACTTGGTTGTCTTTGCATTTTCCTAATTCTACTTAAGTGTTTATTTGAAGAACATATTTTAGATAAGTCGCTAAAATAGATCATCAATCTGTATGAATCAAGTGCATTGTGACTAACACCATTTAATCTATATGTTACGTTTTTCCTAAGTCTCATGGATACAACACCACCCAAGCTCTCAGCTAAGTATTTAACGTCATTCGCCAATCTTTCAGATGCTGTAGTGTATTCAAAACTATTTCCAGTACAATAACCATCAGTATCAATCAAACCCTTCAATAAAGAATATCTATCATCAATACAGGATCTTAAGTATTCAAATGGTATGTACTTGTCTCTCGATAAGCAACCATTCCCATATAACTCTTTTAGATCTCGGTAAACACTATCAGTAGACCTAATTCTATACTGCTTGGTTGAATCAATACTATAACTATGATAATCAGATACCATTTTCTCGAATGATTCCTGTATATCTAACTCTGAATTTGTAAATCCAACTCCAGAAGAAAAACTACCATCACCTATCAATAAACCAAGAAGGTAAGGGTTGATAGGTAAATCACCACCCTCAAAATTCACTGGTTTTGTCACAGGTATAAAGAATTGCCAATTCTTACATTTCTTTGTTTGTTTATATAGAGATTTACTCATAATATCCCTCAAACTACTTGTTCTTACCCTACCAGAAGCTCGGTCGTGAGGATGCTGATAGCTCCACAAATGATCAGCACAACAAATTGATTCAGAACCGTCACTAAAAACTACCCTAAATAAATCTTTTTTACCTTGTGGATACTTTCCAGTAATCTCATGTAATTCACCATCTTCGCCATAAATAAGATCACCTACTGAACAATCACCGATATCAATCTCACCATCGACAGTGTATAGTTTTGATTTGTTATGAAGGGCTTTACCAACTCCCATGATTCCATCTAAAATTTCAATCTTTTTAGTCAAAGCTTGTACCCACAATAATATCGTAAGCTTCTAATTTCTCAAGGATGTAATCTCCATGACAAGCTTGTGGTTTACACCAGCAAACTAAGAATAATACACCATCTCTCTTCCACTGTTGATACAGTTTCTCAAACTCCTTATTGAAAACTTCACTCGTTAACATTTGTTCATCAAACCAAACTTTATACTTCTCAATTGCTTCTTGTCTTGTTTTAACTTTATACTTTGCAATTGTTCCATCTAAATGACTGAAAGGATTACCAAAGAAACTAGGTCTACCAATATAGACACCATTCATTCCCCTATCCCAATGTTTGTTTACAACTCTAATCAACTTCTTACTCCTTGTTAGCACACAATTTAACAGTCAGACATTATATATTATAAAAATAGTTTTTACAAACATTTTGTAAGTTATTGTTTATGTTAATGAAAAAAACACATTCCTTAATAATAAACTACCCACTTTATTGTGCTATTTTAGCACATAATTATTGTCTTAAAACTTAGTATATTTTTAATTATTATTGATGATAACAATAATAGAAAATAATAAATTTCAGAAGAATTATATCTTTTTACTTTTATTTATTTATGATAATTACTATTGTAATAATTGTTAGAAGACATAGTAAATTTTGATAATGTGTGCTAATTTATAAAAATAGTTTTTACAAACATTTTGTAAGTATATGATATTAAAGATGAAAAAAAGGCATTCCTTAATAAGAATGTACCCACTATCTTACATCAAGATAGAACTAATATTTTATATGTCAATCATAGTCATTTACAAAAATTAACAATGTAATTATTGACAAATACACATCTCGTGGTGTAATGGAGACACCAAAAACCAATTAGGAAATTACAATAATGAGATGTAAGGCTTGTGATGCACCTCTATATAGTCATAGTGACGATACATATTGTAGAAAATGTATAGTTGCAAGTGAAGATACAGATGTGTATAATGGAACAACTTATCAAGATAGTCACATTCAGTATAACCATGAACTTAGAGTGCAATTGTTTCTAAGCGAATATGAAAGAAGAGAATTATTAAAAGATAAGTAAGTTACAAACTGTTACAATTGTGATGTTGACAAATTAGATTTCTATGCTATTCTTAGTTACATAAGAAAACAACTGGTTAATTCAGTTATATTATAAGTTTTCTAACCTGTTATCTAATAACAACCTCCTAGTTTGGTAACAGGTTTTTATGGTGGCTTTAGTTCAACGGTAGAATCACTCACTGTGAATGAGAAGATCAGGGTTCAAGTCCCGAAGTTACCCCCAATTAATTGATCGTTAGCTCAACTGGTTAGAGCAAGAGCCTTTTAAGTTCGAGGTTATAGGTTCGAGTCCTATACGGTCAACCAAATTAAATAAAATAATTTGAAATAATGCTTGACAAATCAAAATTTCATGTTATCTTATTAAACAGATCGCACAATGTTGTGATAATTACGGTAGTTGAAACTCACTATTCATTTAGATAGTTTACTACAACTCCGCTATAAGGCGGTTTGGGTCGATAACTCAGTTGGTAGAGTGGTTCTCTGAAAAGGAACAGGTCAGTGGTTCAAATCCACTTCTTCCCACCAATTGAAGATTAGTTAAAAAGTATAACAGTGAACTGATAATTCACAGTCGATGGAGCGTTACCATCATCTTCAACCAAATTTTAAAAACATGCGTGTGTCGTATAATGGCAATTATAGATGGTTTCCACCCATCGGATCAGAGTTCGATTCTCTGCACCCGCGCCATATAATACTTCCTTAGTTTAATGGTAGAACCCCCTCTCTTACAAGGAGGACGCGATAGTTCGATTCTATCAGGAAGTACCAATTTCGATTGGATTTATTAATTAAGAATTATTTTGAAAATAAATTAAAATAATACTTGACAATCATAAAAAGAGTGGTAACATTCTCTACATGATTTAGAAACAATACTGTATTCGTCTAATTGGAATAGGATGTCAGACTTTCAATCTGAATGATATGGGTTCGAGTCCCATATACAGTACCAAATTCTTTGGGTAATACCAAATAATATAATAAGATTTATTATGGATGTATGCGAGTTAGGGATGCAGATAGCTACTCTTACTAACTTGAATAACATACATCACACAATACATTTTATGGCGAGAAGTGATGTTTACATATATACTAGAATGCAGTTCTTGTAAAAGTAAATTACCTTATTTTAAGTTTAGTAAGAAATCAAACTCAAAAAGAGGATATTCTTATAAATGTAAAAGCTGTCATAATTCTTATGTTAGAGAAGTCTGGTATAAGAAAAACTCAGATAAGCATAAAAAGTCAGTTCGAGACTGGTCTTTAAGAAATAGATTTAAGGTTCTTTCTTATAAATATGGTGAATCTGATGAGTTTATTAGAGATTTATTTTTAAAATCTAATAATTCATGTAATGTTTGTTACACTAAAGATGATTTATGCGTTGATCATTGTCACACATCTGGTAAAATTAGAGGTGTACTTTGTAGATCATGTAATGTATCATTAGGTCTTCTAAAAGAAGATGTTGGTGTGATTAAATCTTTAGCGGATTATTTAGAAAGTAACAACTGCGAGATATTTTAATAGGTAGAAAATCAGGCTCATAACCTGAGAGGTATCAGTTCGATTCTGATTCTCGCAACCATTTTTTAAAAACGCTTGATTGATGTAGTGGAAGCATAATTGTCTCTAAAACAACAAGCCTGAGTTCGAATCTCAGATCAAGCACCAAATTAAGGAGAAAGTATGAAACATTAGGTTTGTCGTCAGTGTATTGATAAAACTTCAAAACGAAGTATTTACGGTATACTGAATAAAGAAGGTAAAGTAATGAGATTTACCTTTTCTAAATCTTTAGCTCAGTTCTTATGTACTTATGATGATTCATATACATATAGAAAGTTTAGGTTTAAAGTTGGTGATGTAGCAAATGAAGATTCTAAGAATTGTGTCTTCGCAATTGTTTCTTACACTGGCGCTGTTTTAAGAATGGCAACAACCTATGATAGAGCAGAAGCTTTAGTTGATAACAATTATCGTTTTGTATTTGAAGCTACTATTAAAATGAAGTAGTAGCTCCTTTAAAGAATTACCATAATCTAAAGGCTCGAAGAGACGGTCTGCAACATCGTTCTTAGTGGGTTGAAGTCCCACATGGTAATCCAAAGTTTTAAAATGCAAGGGTGTTAGTAAGGGTGATAAAAGTCACTGGTTGCAAACATACTTAATCTGATCCAAAAGCATCTTTGACATTTTAAAGTTTTGTACCAATGAGTGTAACTGATATGGTTTGGTACAATTTAAAGTTTATGTATGTGAGGTAACTGTTGGTTGGTTACGGCAGACTGTAAATCTGTTCTCGCAAAGCACCGTAGGTTCGATTCCTACCACATGCACCACTTATGGATAGTAAACCGCAGAGGTCTGCGGAACACCCTGCTAAGGTGATTGATCGTTAATTCGGTTTAGTTTCGACTACTATGCTCTCCGCCAAGTTCTTCGTGGTATCGCTACCTTAGAAGGCATCCTAGTTAGGCTTCTAGTTAAAAAGTCACTTTGTAGAAGAATAATCCGAGTCGGTCTAACGGATGCTGTCTTGAAAACAGTTAGGTGTCATTGCCGTGTGGGTTCAAGTCCCACTTCTTCTGCCAGTTTTGTTGTCGTGTAGTGTAACGGTTTAGCACACGAGACTTTGACTCTCGTAGATAAGGTTCAATTCCTTACATGACTGCCAATTTATATTAGAATATGATTTAGATTATTAGATTATATTACTAATATAAAGAATTGTCTCTTCGGGGATAATAGGTTGCATATAGCCTATAGATAAACTACAAAATAGTATAAAGTTGAAACGTGGTTGTTTCAGCGAAGGATTTATCCTTTCGAGTATGCAAGCAAGATATTAATGGATTCCAGAGCCAATCGGTGAGGATGAAGTTAAGCGTGTAATGCGCTTGAGTCGAAACCATAAGACAATAAGAAAACTTGTAGAATCTGAGCGAAGATCATTATCAAGTGATAACGCTTTCATTCATTATTGAAGATATGTTAGATCTGATATACAGGTGGTGCTGGTACAAGGTCGTTAAACTTACCAAAAGTTTTATATATCTATAAATAACGTGCATGATAAAAGCACAGTGATTAGTTTAGTATTGATGAACATAAAGTGTTCGTTAGCTAATGTGAAACCACTAATTGCCTCCAAAGTCAAACATACATTTTATTGGTTAAATGAAAATTCATTTTGTAAAAGTGTTTCACACATTGTAACGAAAGGTGCTTACATAGTAATGGGTTGTCCATTGCACATATCGCCCACAAGGTTATATGTAATTTTATGAAAAGATCGTGTCTGGTAGGCATACTAGCATAGTTGGAGTAGTAAGAGAGTAGTTATAATGTCTAAGAGTGGTTATCTATAATAACCAGCACTGATCATTACATCTTGAAAGAGATGTGGATAACAAACTAAAAAATAAGGTTTGTAAAGATGATCTCTAAAACGTTTAATCTCAGCGTTTTAAACTTTAATGTTGTTGCCACGAATCCGAGCAAGGTGCATGGACTAGACTGTTAATCTAAGGTTAGGTGGGTTCGATTCCCACAGTGGTAGCCAATTTAAATCAGGAATAAAATTACTTATCTTAGTCTGTGGGATTTCCACTATAAACGCTCTTTGATTCTAGTTTTATTCACTAATTTAAGTTTATTCTGGGTGTAGGGCAGTCTGGTTAGCCTATTTCTTTTGGAAAGAAAATGTCGGAGGTTCAAATCCTCCCACCTAGACCAATTAGAGTGTTTTATGATTGAAGAATGGAAAGATGTTGTTGGTTTTGAGGATTATTTTAAAATAAGTAATTTTGGTAATGTTTATTCAAAAAGAACAGGAAGAATACTAAAACAAACAATTAGTAAATCTGGATACCTTCAAGTTTCAACTAAGATTGGAGGAAGAAATGGTAAGAATCACTGTTTCAGAGTTCATAGATTAGTCGCTAAAGCATTTATCATAAATCATGATAATAAAATCGAGGTTAATCACATTGATTTAAATAAATTAAACAATTGTGTTGACAATCTTGAGTGGGTAACACCAAAAGAAAATATTAAACATGCTATTGATAATGGTGTTCATTTTACACCAAGAAATAGGAAACTTAGTGAATCTGATATTGAGTTTATAAAATCCAATTATAAACCAAGAGATCCTGTTTATGGATGTAGATCACTAGCTAAATTATTCAATGTATCACATAAATCGATACAGAAAGTTTATGGCTGATTAGCTCAATCGGGAGAGCACTACACTGTCACTGTAGAGGTAACGAGATCGAAACTCGTATCAGTCGCCAAATGTCAAGAGCTTAGTGCTGTAAGATTGAGAATAATTAACTCAATTGATAAGGATCAGAAATGGTAAGCTTAGCTTCCCTCTTGAAGTAGTGATCTGGTCTAGAACAGGTTGCGCCAAGTTTTATTTGTGTCCTAATTGTCATAGTCAATTTTCAAGAAGTTTATTAGGTAGTTGAAGGGAATTGGTATACCTTTCATCCTTAGAAGTTGAAGTCTCTCGGTTCGAGTCCGAGACTACCTACCAATTATTTATGTCGGAGTAACCCAATGGCAGAGGTAGAGGACTTAAAATCCTTTCAGTGTGAGTTCGAGTCTCACTTCCGATACCAATTATGCGCCATTAGAACAATTGGATAGTTTATTCGCCTTCTAAGTGAACGGTTGTAGGTTCGAGTCCTACATGGCGCACCAAATTATATGCCTATAGCTCAATTGGATAGAGTGCTTGACTACGAATCAAGAGGTTGAAAGTTCAAGTCTTTCTAGGTATACCAAATAAGTGATTCACAGCTTTAATTGTGAAGAAAACATTTTATACTGTGTAGCTTTAGTATGTGGTAGGAAAACGATGAGATACCTCACACCACAGTAAAGGTTCTTTAGTCGATGTATAGAATGTTTTAAAATGCTGGATTAATATAAAGGCTATTATGCTTGTTTTGTAATCAAGTTATGGCGGTTCGAGTCCGTCATTCAGCGCCACAGGTTCTTGTTGTAATGGTAACATGCTGGTCTCCAAAACCATGCGTTCTGAGTTCGAATCTTAGAGAATCTGCCAATATTCCATTCGACTAGCGGTTAGGTCGTCACCCCCTCAAGGTGAAAACATCGGTTCGAATCCGATATGGAATACCAATATGGGGTTCTAGCACAAAGGTAGTGCAGAGGCTTTGCAAGTCTAAGGTTTAGGGTTCGAGTCCCTAGTTCTCCACCAAATTCATTTTTTATAGTCCTATAGCTCATAGTTGGTTAGAGCACCATGCTCATAACATGGAGGATGTGAGTTCAACTCTCACAAGGACTACCATTTTTAACGCCCTATCGGTTTCATACTTATAGGGCTTTTTCACGTTTAAGGAGATTGTTTTGACTGTTAAGATTCTAAAGTTTGGTGCTTCATGGTGCGGAGCTTGCACAAGAGCAGAGAAACACTTAGAAAGAAAAGGTTCAGAATATCCAGTTAAATTCGAGAGTATTGACGTTGATCAGAATGAAGAATTAACGATTCAGTATAACATCAGAAGTATTCCAACATTCATTGCTGTTAAACCAAACGGTGATGTAGTTCAAGTTCTTCAAGGCTTTGATATTAAAAAGTTAGAGCAATTCATTGAAGAAGTTAGATATAGATAAGGTGATCAATGAAGCGCGGTGATAAAGGTGCTAATGTTGTTGCATTACAACAGGCATTACAGAGAGAAGGACTGCTTCCTCAAAATACAGCAAAAGTCAAGCATGATGATGGTGTGTTCGGTGGTGGTACAGAAAATGCTGTTAAGGCATATCAGAGAAGAATTGGTGTTAAAGAAGATGGTATTGTAGGAAACTACTTTGCACAGAAGATCGGTATTTTCATCAATCCTGTAAAAACAATCGTTTTAACCGCTGGTCATAATAGTATTAAAGATTTCGGTGCTGTTTCTAAGGATAAGAAATGGACGGAAGCACAGATCGTAACTGATCTAAGAAATAGAGTTGCAAAGATTCTTCGTGGTAAAGGATATACGGTCATCACTGATGGTGAAGGCGAGAATAATCTAATTCTATCTGAAGCTGTTGTATTAATTCCAATGGGTGATATTGCTATCGAGCTTCACCTAAATGCATCAGATAACGCACAAGCAAACGGTATTGAGGCTCTGGCAAAACCAGAATTTAAATCTCAATGCAAAACACTATGTGAATCAATCTCCGATGATTTAGATTATAAGGTCAGAGGATCTGATGGCGGATGGAAAGCATCTAACTCAGGTCAACATAGCCGATTAGCTTATTGTGAACACAATGGTATCATTTTAGAACTATTCTTTATTTCTAACTTGAAAGAGCTAAACAGCTATATCGAAAACCCAAACAAGGTTGCCGAATCAATTGCTAATGCAATTATGAAACTTTAATAAAAGTTACTCCAACGTTTAGTCTTGTACGTTAACAAGACATTTTTCTTACCTTATGTTATCATAGGCGATTATTCTTTATACAGAGGTAATCTTACTTATGAGTGACTTATTGTTACTAATGTCATTAGTTGTATTTCATGAAGAACGTGGTCAGCCAAAGAAGTGTCAATATGCTTCATTGGAAGTTGTCCACAATAGGTCGAAACATGATAGTTTCCCAAGTAACATGAGATCGGTTATTAGACAACCTAGACAGTTTTCTTGGACAAAAAACCCTTCTAACTTAAAGAAGCCTACTTACGAATTAGAGGCTTGGAATGAATCGGTTAGAGTGGCACAGGATTTTTTATCCAATAAAACAAACTACACAAATGGTGCTATCTATTTCAATGCAAAAAGCATGGGGGTTAGATACAGAACTTTAGATAATAAAGGGAATCCATTACTAACATGCGGAAAGCATGTTTACTTTTAATCGAGGAAATTAAGAAATGTCAGATATTAATAAGCTTCCTTCTCATCAAAGAAATAAGCGAGTTAATGATATTGACACATTAATTGCCAAAACCAACACTAACATCGTTTTAGCTCTGGACAAAATCGTTGAGATAATGAATGATCCAGAGGCTAAGCGATCTGATGTGTTGAATGCTAGTGCAAAATATGTTCAATACTACATCCTATTCAGAGATAAAAAACAAGATTGGGAAGATCGTGAATTAAAACGAGAGTTAATGAAACTCAACATCAAACTTAGATCAGCCCCTAAACAAGAACAAGAAGAAAACCAATTAACGTCATTTGACATCAATTACGATGGTCACAATGATGATTTTCTAAAGAGTTAATAATAAATGGCTAGAGTAATATTAAAGCCATCTAGTCCAAGACAAGAAGAGTTCTTAAAGTCAAATGCCTTTATCACAATTTATGGCGGTAGCGCTGGAAGTGGTAAAGCTCAACCTTTAGATGCTAAGATTCTTACTCCTGATGGCTGGAAGTTCATGGGTGATATTACACTTGGTTCTCAAGTTATAACACCAGATAACAATGTTGCTAATGTAATTGGTGTATTCCCTTTTGATAGTAAACCAATTTATAAGATTACAACAAAATCTGGTAGAGTCACAGAAGCTTGCGATGAACACTTATGGCAAGCAACAATTAGTGTACCAAAAAAGAAAAGTCAATCTGGAATTGTTACAACACAAACAATGATTGATATTCTGCAAAATGGTGACAAGGTTTATATCCCTGTTAGTGCAGCACTTTCAACAAATCAGAATCCAGAATTGCCATTTGACCCTTACATGTTAGGTGTTCTTATTGGTGATGGTAATATGACATCTCATAATGTTAAGTTAAGTTCTACTGATCAAGAAATTATTGATTATTTCAATGAAGCTTTAATCTCTTACGGTTGTCATTTGAATCACTTGAAGAATTATGATTTTGGAATTGTTCAAATTGATAAGAGTGTCAAACGTGATGAGTTAGGAAGAATAAAAAATTCCAATCATGTTGTTGATGTTTTAAAAAAACTTGGATTGATGGGTGAAAACAGTTTTACGAAATTTATCCCAGATGTTTATCTAAATGCTTCAATTGAAGATAGATTTGAACTACTTCGAGGTCTTCTTGATTCAGACGGTACGATTAGTAAATGTGGAACAATTGAGTTCTCAACAGTTAGTAAGCAGCTCGCTAATGATGTTAAGCAATTAACATTGACTCTTGGTGGTGTTGCTAAGATTGTCGAAAGAACTACAACTTACACTTACAACGGTGAGAAGAAACAAGGTTCTTTATCATATCGTGTTTATTTGAAATTTAAAGATAGTCGAAAGGTTTTCAAACTCACAAGAAAAAGTTCTCTGGGTAGAGTTAGAGAAAATCTTTTAGATGAGATTGTTTCAATTGAATATGTTGGTGAAAAACCAGCACAGTGTATTGCTATTGATAGTGATGATCATTTGTACATTACGGATGATTATATTGTCACCCATAATACGTATCAAGGACTGATGCGATTCCTGAGATATACAAACGATCCTGAATTTGTTGGTTACGTTATTCGTAAAAACGCGACAGACTTGAAAAAGACTGGTGGTGCTTTTAGAACAGCGTTGCAAATGTTCAAACCGTTTGGAATCACTCACACAAAACAACCAATGGTTATCACTTTCCCATCAGGGGCAACGATAGAATTTATCGGTCTAGATGGTGAAGAAGGGATGAACAAGATTCAAGGTCTTGAGATCTCAGCATGTATGATCGACGAAGCAACACACATCAGCGACGAAGAGTTCTGGTGGACAGTATCTCGTCTTCGTACCAATGCAAATATGATGCCTAATATTTGGTTGACTTGTAACCCAGACCCAGACAGTTTCGTATTCAATCTTATTGAGTCATACATCTACCAAAAAGGAACGTATGTTAATAATGAGCTAGTTGAAGGTCGTGTTGATCCAGATAAAAACGGTAAGGTTCTTTACTACATGCGACTTAGTGATGTAGACGGAAACGATCATATTGTATTCAGAGAAACAAAAGAAGAGTTCTACGAAGAGTTCCCAGAAATCACCGATCCTGAATCAGACTATCAGCCTGAGACATTAAAGTTCATTGGTGCGACCTGTCACGACAATCCAGAAATGTTAAAGAAAAACCCTAAGTATGTTAGCAACCTGAGAAGCTTGCCACGTATTAAGCGTGAACGTCTTTACTATGGAAACTGGTTGGTTCGTGAAGAAGAGGGTGGTTACTTTAAAAAGGAATGGGTTGAACCTCTTCTAACTACGACAAAAGGCTTAGAATTTACAAGATATGTAAGGTGTTGGGACTTAGCGAGTGCTTTAAAGAGCGAAGCTAACCCCGATCCCGATTACACGGCAGGGGTACTAATCGGTAAAACGAGATGTGGTAAATACGTCATCTTAGATGTTGTTAGAGATCGAAAGCGTTCAGGATCAAACATTGACTGGATTGCTGAAATCGCAAGAGATGACATGAAAAGATACGGTGAAAAGAATTATCAATTCTATCTTCCACAAGATCCAGCCAGTGCTGGTATCACCGCTAGACAATACCACGTTGAAAAGTTTAACGAGAAAGGATTAGGTGCAAAGTTCATCAAAGTTGGAACAACAAAGAGTAAATTGAAAAGGTTTGAACCCTTCTCAGCAAGCTCTGAAATTGGATTGGTTTATGTAATCAAGTCTGACTGGAATAATATGTACTTTGATGAGTTAGAAGCTTTCGACGGTATTAGCAAATCTCGACATGACGATTAAAACCATAGTCGTCAATAAACCTATCTAATTCGGTGAAACTCTGTGAGTTTATATTCACAGACAATACCGAGCGAAGCTCAATTTAGATTGAGAACGTGTAACGACTATCCCCGATGAATGTACGGGAGTAGAGTCCAAGTGGATTCGAAATGGTAGGCACTCTATTGAGTGAAGATATAGTCTGATCTGCATAGTGATATGCAGCAAATCTCAAATATTAATTATGGAGGAATCTCTATGAAACAAGGTGATTTATTCACAAGTAACTCTGGACACCAGTGTAGAGTTGTGAAGGTTATCTCTGGTAGAAAAGTCGTTATCACTTTTATCAACACTGGAACCACTAAAGAGGTTTATGTTGAGAATTTACTTAAAGGTAAAGTTAAAGATGAGTACGAAATTTCAATTTACAATGTTGGTTATTTAGGATTTAGAAATCCTAATATTGATTATTATATCAAAGGTGGACAACTCTGGAGAAACATGCTGAAAAGATGTTATTCAGAAAAAGACACAAAAGGATATAAAGGTGCTGTGGTTGTTGAACCACGATGGCATTGTCTAGCCACATTTCTTGAAGATTTACCTAAGTTAGAGAATTTTGACAAGTGGTTGAATTACAACGGTGAAGGTTGTAAGTATCAACTAGATAAAGACGTGAATGGTGATGGTACTGTTTATAGCTTATCAACTTGTAAGTTTATTACAGAATTTGAAAACAAAAGCTTAGGTGCAGTTAATGCGAGAGCTTGGGATTCAAGATATGGTAGAAATAAACCAGAAAACAAAATTTACGAAAGAGATTTGGCGAAGGGTTAACGACCCTTTGTTAACATGAATGATGGTCGATGCTACATCCGATGCGTTTAACCTATTAGCAACAACAAAAGAGTTACCTAAATTTAATGGTAAGTTATTAAGAATAGAGAGGTAATTAGTGGCGAAAGTGACATTCAAGGATAAGATTGCTATCCCAAAAGAGATTGGTAGCGTAGGAAACTATAAACCAAAGTCTCAATTGTTTGCTGACATCTCAAAAGACTTAGAGTTCCCTAAATGTATTGAAACATTTAGAGATATGTCAGACGACATCACAATCGCTTCTGCCATTAGTGCTATTCAAGTTGTTAGCTCACGAATCCCGATTTTCATTGAATCTTACGATGAAACAGATACACACAAGAAGAGAAAACAATTCCTTGAGTCTTGTCTAAATGACATGGATCATAGTTTTTCAGACTTCATTAAACAGGCTATGACATTCAGGATTTATGGATGGTCTGTTGCTGAGAAAGTGTTTAGATACAGAAGAAGAAAAAGAGGTAGTAAATTTGATGACAACAAGATTGGTATCAAGAAACTTGCCTTCCGACCTCAACACACAATCTCAGAATTTAGATTATCAGACGATCAACGTGATTTTACTGGTGTAGTGCAAGGAAATGTTCATTTTTCAATTAATGGACAAGCACAACAAAGAATCCCACTTAAAGACACTAAAAACAATTCAGAAATCTTCATTCCAAAAGACAGAATGTTGTTATTTGTTACAGACAATACAACAGGGCTTCCATATGGTCGATCACCATTAGTTAGCTGTTATCAGACTTGGAGAGATCTTCAAAAGATTCAAGATCTTGAATATGTAGCTATGAGTAAGAACTTAAACGGTTTACCTCTGGCAACATTACCAGCAAGATTCTTATCTGATGAAGCTGATGTTGATGAGATTGAAACAAGAGATTCTATCATTTCAGGTATTACGAAGGTTGGTATTGGTGAGCAATCATCATTCGTTCTTCCTTCTGAAAGAGATGATCTAGGTAATCCATTATTTGATCTTAAACTATTACAAGCATCGTCATCAAACGTGACTTCTATTTCAGCCATTGTTGCTAGATTGAAGAAAGAAATGAAAGACTTATTCTTCAACGATCTTAACGATGAAGGTAATGGTTCACTTCTAAACATGCTTGTTGAGAGTTGTGTCAAGGACATCTTTGAAGTAATTAACCGCGATTTAATTCCTGAGCTTTGGGAACTAAATGGTTGGGATATTACAAAGACACCTAAGTTGAAATACGGATCTCTTAAAGAAGTTAACATGGCAGACTTTGCCAAAGCGATTCAACAGTTGTCGGCTACTAAGAACATTGCTAAGACACCAGATAACTTAAACGTTATTGCTGAGATCATGGGATTACCATTCAGATTTGCATCCGATGCTACAGTTGAAGAGATTGATGAAATCCTTCGTGTTGAAGAGGATGATGACAGTCGAAGCGGTGATGGGTATTCATCTAAGTCTGGTGGTTTAAATGGAACAGGTGATAAAGCTCCTGAAAAAGACAATTCAGCAGACAATCTATCAAATAAATAAGGAGATTCTTTTTGTCTAGTAGAGAATTACTAAATCTTAAAAAGAAAGTCTTTAATACTCCACAATTAATTATGGCTGATGATTTTCAGCCTATTGTGGATTATATGATCAATCCTCAAAGAACAGACTTTAAACCTGTTGAGGAAGCTAAGATTTTAGCAAGATCGGACTTCGAGAAAGATGAAGAATACAAACAATACCAAATGAAACAAGCTGGTATTAACCCCGCGACAATGCAAGGTTTAATCAAGATTGAAGGAACTCTCGTTAACCGAGCTGGTCAGGTTCAAGCATGTGTTGAACTAACTTCTTATGAAGGTATCCGCACACAATTAACCAAGCAGATTGAGTTAGGTGCTAAAGAGGTTGTATTACTTCTTGACACTGGTGGTGGTGAAGCATACGGATGTTTTGCAACAGCTACCAAGATGAGAAAAATGGCTGATGACGCTGGAATCAAATTGATTGCCTATGTTGACGGTTATGCTTGCTCAGCGGGATATGCTTTAGCTTCGTCGGCTCATGAGATTGTAGCAAATCCACAATCGACAGTTGGAAGTGTTGGTGTTGTTGTTCAGTTAATGAATAACTCAAAAGCATTAGAAAAAGCTGGCTACTCAAGAACATTTGTTTACGCTGGTGATAACAAAATCCCATTTGATGAAAATGGAGAGTGGGACAAAGAGTTCCTAACTAACATTCAATCATCAATCAATAAAACATATAAAAGATTTACTAACCTTGTTGCTGTCAATCGCGGTATGCAAGAAGTAGATGTTGTAAAGACACAAGCCTCAACTTATGACGCTGATGAAGCAGTTGCAATTGGGTTTGTTGATAAATTAATGGAGGTTGACGAGTTCTTTGATGACTATCTTCCATCTTTGCAACAAACAAACAGTTCAACTCAAAAACTACAATTAGAGGAAAATATGGATAAAACAGATCAAGAAAACGGTATTAAGACAATCGAGTTAAATGCTGAACTTGAAACTGTAGTTTCTTTAGCAGACCTATCAGCGCTTCAAGCTAAAGCTGATTCGGTTGAAGAACTTACAACAACATTATCAACAACAACTGAAAGTTTACAATTAGCTAACAGCCGTATTGCAGAACTTGAAGATGAGATCTTATCAACAAAGGCAGATGCTTTAATTGCTACACGTAAAGCAAAATTAGAAGAAGCTATTGGTAAAGAGAACGAACAGCTAGATTCAATCTTAACTGCTACAGCAGGACTAGACGACTCAGCATTTGCAATTGTTCTTGGATCATACGAAACAACTTTCAAAGCGAAAGAAGAGAAGTTCGAAGAAGCTGGCACTGGTGCTGGTCAAGAACAACCACGTATGACAATCGAAGACAAAATCAAGCTTAAATTACAACAAGCTAAAAACGCTTAATAAAGGAAATAATTAAATTATGAGATTTGATCTTAATTCAAAGCACCGCGTTGTTACACCTTCTCAAGTGTTCCAAGCAGAGCCAAGTAACCCAGCGGGTTATGCTCGTACAACAATCACACTTACATTAACCGCTGACCAAGTGGCTCGTGTTGGTTCTGTTATTGAGTACGATCCAGTTGCTCTAACAGGTACATTGAACGCAACTGGTGCTCCTGTAGTTCCAGAAAACAAACTAGGGATTTTCTTCGGACGAGATGTTCTTGTAGATCCTACACACTTTGAACGTCTAGTGGCATCACATGACCTTGATGGTGCAACAGTAAAAGTGACATTGATCACTCGTGGTGATGGTTCTGGTGCAATCAGCCCAACATACCTTGACTTTGCTGGAACTGATTTCTGGTCACTAAGTGGCACAGTACAGGCAGAGTTCAGAGCGTATGTAGAACAAACATTACGCATGAAGTTCATCAAACAACAAAAACTTCCAGTTTAATAGATAATAAAAAGGAATTATTTAAACAATGGCTAAATTAATTGTAAACCCAATTGACCGTAGTAAGTTAATCGACATGGGTTCTACTCTTGTAGAGTATACACCACAGTTCGGACGTATTAACCACTCTGGTCTTTTTGACAAAGAGGGTATTGCATCTCGTCACCACATCTTCGAGGTTGAACCAGCAAATCAGTTAGCGATGACTGGTCTTGGTACAATGACTGAGAAAGAGCGTTTCAAGATCGTACACGGTCAAAATGAGCAATACGCTCTTGGAAGTGTTTACTTCGGTTTAACTGACGCTGTTCAGTATGATGACATTGCGAACATCATCACCGATTGGAAAAACTTCGACGAAGACAAACTTGTTGACGTAATCGCTAAGAAACAAAAAGGTCTTTACGATGTTGCTAACAAGAACATGGAATACATGGCGTTAACGGCTGCGAAAGGTATCATGTGTGATCCTCTTGACGGTTCAGCGCGTGTTGATATGTTTACCATCACTGGTAAAACAAAAACAACATTCACAATGGATCTAACTGCACCAACAGGTCTTTTAGCGAAATTAACAGAGCTTCAAAACTTGTTAATCGAAACCAACGTAACAGGTGGAAACATCCAAAGCGTTGAGATCATTGTGGCAGAAGATGTGTTCACTAAACTTACTGGACACCCAGAGCTATTAAACTTCTACGAGTCAGCTCTTTACGGTAACGGTTTAGCGTACATCAATAACCCTATCTTAAATGGTAAGGTTAATGAGAAAAACCGCAATACGTTTGGTTTAACCCAATCGTTCAACGTGTTGGGATTCACTTTCTCAACATACCCACAGAAGTTCACACGTTGGGATCGTACAACAGCGGACGCAATCGAGGCTGGAAAAGGTCTTGTAATCGTTCACGGTGTTGATGATCTATACCAAACGAAGTTCACACCAGCACCGTACCTATCTAACTTAGGTAAAACTGGTCAAGAGCTTTACGGTTGGAGAACACCAGTTGTTGATGATACTCACCTTGAGTTGTACTTAGAGTTCAACGGTGTGTACTTCATGAAACAGCCTGAACTAGCTGTAGAAATTACATTCACACTGTAATTCTAGGACGGTGAGAAGCAGAAATGCTTCTCATTTATTAGTATACAGAATAACAAAAGTATATTAATCAATGAGAAGGAAATTAAATGTATACAAATGATCCATTCAATAATCTAATTGACGCATTAAGACTAGAGTTTGGTGACATTGATCCAGACTTCCCAAGAATTTCAAATGAGGCATACGATTACTATATCAGTAACTATGCAAACAAACCAAAAAGATTAAAAAAAGAAATCGGAATGGCTATCTTGGCATCATTAACATCAGGTGTTAGAGAACGCTCAGGTCAAGAAGAACGATATGGTAGTGAAGAATTTGCTAACTATAAAAAGTTCTTAGAGATGAAGGTTAAAGATATTAATTTTGCTGGTATTTGTCCAATCATCTATGTTGGTGGTGTTGATAGAGAGATTGTTGAATATTACGAGAACAATCCAGACTTTATCGATTCTATCTTCTTCAAAGGTTATCACTCAAGACAACCATCATCAAGAAACTATCGAAAGCAAGATCAATTTGGATTATCTAATCCAGAAGAGAGAAATAAGCGAGGTTTCTAATGCATCTCAAAATCGACTTTGATGATTCAGTAATGAAAGACATCAAAAAGAATCTAAAGAAACTACACAACACTCATACAGAGTGGGGATGGATTAATGAAAATGTCTACCCTGCTACAGATGTGGCTAGTCGTGGCGGAATTAAGATTGCTGAAATTGCAAGAATTAATGAATATGGTGGATTATCAAAATCCAAAACTTCAACTGAGTTTACAACAATTCCAGCCAGACCTTATTTTAGACAAGCTTTAATGGCAACAGAATCAAGACTACTAAATGATGCAACTAAAATCTTTAGAGATGTTTTACATAATAAATCAGTAGATCAAGCTCTTGAAGATCAAGCTAGATTAGCATCTTTGGACATCGTTAAAAGTATCCAAAGACAGAATAAGAAACCATTGCATGATAAGACAATTGAGATTAAAGGTCACTCTGTTCAATGGGTTGATACTGGTGTGCTAATGAGCAACATTGGTTACAAAGTCTATCGAACTAATATTTCTAGAGTCAAGGATAGATAATGAGAAAAAGAACAAAGATTGGTAAGAAACCAAGAAAGGTTATCAGGCAACATGCTGGAACAATTGTTAATGGTTTGTATGTCGATGGTGCGTTAGAGCTACTAACTATCATTGGTAATATTCAACCAGCTACAGAATCGAACAGGATGTTCTATTTACCAGAAGGTGAGAGATCTAAAGAAGCTATTTGGTTCTCGATGCACGAACGTATTTTCATGGCTCAATCTGGTGACACAACCGATTTAATTAAACCAGACTTAATCGATTATGACGATGCTCTATGGGAAGTTAAAGGCTCTAAATACTTCGCCAATGAAACACTTGCACATACAGAAGGTGTTGCAATCCGATTAACAGAAAGTCAGAGAAAAAGAATAATTGAGGTTAGTACATGGTTGAACAACGACTAATTATTGCAATGCAACAAGCTCAACCAGATGTAACTTTTATTGTTGCTTATCAAAATAATCCAATGCCAGCTCATGTGTTCTGTGAGGTGTTTGCAATTGGTGATACTTTTGCTGGACTACCTGTTTACACAAATGATGAAACTACTGAAATTATCAGTACGATCTACAAATATAAAGTGTCGCTTTCTTACAACGGATTAATGCGAAGTAAAGCACACGAACATGCCAGACACATTCACAATTACCTACAAAGCTTCCAAGCAAGATTGGCTCTAAAAGAACAAGGTATCAGCCTATTGAGAGTCGAAGATATTGTGACAGTTCCAATTCTGAAAGATACAGATATGTACATGAAATACATTGTGGATATTGTGATTGCCTCAGAAGAGAGTGATTCATTTGCTATTGATGTTATTGACGTAGTAACGATTCATGGTGATCTGGAAATAAGACAAGATGATTATGATATAGGTGGTTAATGTTAACTATTAATGCTAACGATTTACCGTTTTTAATTCTTGCTGATTTTAGTGATGGTGATGCATTTCTAATTTTAGATAACGGTAAATTAAAGAAAATTACAAGAAAGTCTCTTTATGAAGACATCGTTCCAAACCTAAGAGGTCAGAAAGGTGACACAGGTGCTACAGGTGCTCAGGGTATTCAAGGTATTCAGGGTATCCGTGGTGAGAAGGGTGATAAAGGAGATAAGGGAGACGCTGGTGTAGCTGGTGTACAAGGTTTAGACGGTGAGCAAGGTGATCATGGATGGTCGCCATTAATTCGTACAGAAGTATTACCAGAAGGTCAATTCCTTTACGTTTACGACTGGACTGGTGGTGAGGGCGATAAGCCTAGCGCTGTTGGTTATATTACTCGTGGTGGACTATCAGAAAACATCGATTATCAATCTAACGTGAAGGGTAGTCAAGGTGATCAAGGTATTCAGGGTGATCGTGGTGCTTCTGGAACAAATGGTGAATCTAACTATCAAATCGCAAGACGTAACGGATACACAGGAACAGAGGCAGAATGGCTACTAACACAAATTGGTAAAGACAACTATCAATTAGCTGTTCAGGACGGATACACAGGAACTCTAACACAATGGTTAAATGAGATTACTCACCAAGATGCGTATGAGCTTGCTGTTGAAAACGGATTCGTTGGTACACTTGATGAATGGATTGAAAGTCTTGAAGGTGATAACGCTTGGTCTCCAAACTTAGTAACTGAAACTGTTGGTGCAGACATCTTCATTAAAATCGGTGACTGGTTCGGTGGTGAAGGAGTTAAACCGCCTGTTGGTGATTATATGAGTGATGAAGTCACAGGAGATCCAACAAACTTTAGAGGTTTAAAGGGCGATAAAGCTTGGTATCCGTTATATCAAATCGAAGAGGTTAGTGATGATGTATTCATTAAGATTGTAGATTGGGCTGGTGGGGAAGGAACTAAACCAACTGAAACTGGTTATCTATCTTCAACTGGCTTAGTTCCAACCACTGACACAGCAATTAACATTCGTGGTTATGAAGGATTATCTGCATACGATGTAGCAACAGCAAATGGATTTGTTGGAACAGAAGTAGAATGGCTTGCGTCATTAAAGGGTGATACAGGATTAACTGGTGAAACAGGATTGACTGGTGATAAAGGATATACCCCTCTATTAGCCACAGAAGTCGATTCTAGCGGTGTTTACATCAAGGTGGTGTCATACATCAACGGTGAAGGAACAGCGCCTACAGAGCTTGGATATTTGGGTTCTACAGGGCTTGTTGCATTAAAGGAAGATGCTACCAACTTCAAACCAAATGTTGAAGTAGTTTCAACAACAATAATTACAAACAATAAAGTAAACGTTATTACCGCTACAGAGAACACAACAATTACAAGTGATCTAACTGTTGGTCAATCAACAGAAGCCTTAATTAACCCAAGCACTTTCACAATAACTTTTGACTCAATAACCCTGAGTGATGGATTTTCCTTAACTGCGGAAAAAGATCATTTGGTTAAGGTGTTCAACTACGATGGTGTAATAAAAGCCACTATCTTAGCAACCTTCTAATAATTTAAAGGAAATATAAATGTTAAAACTTAATGAAATCGTAAAGATTTCTATTAAAAGAGCAACATCTCAGGTTTCTGTTTCTGATCTAAATACAGTATTAATCTTAGTTAGACATACTGTTTCAGAAGATCGTGCCGTTACATTCTCAAGCGTTGATGAAATGATTGATTATGGTTTCGTTGCAACAGATAACGCTTATCTAGGTGCTGAATTAATCTTCTCACAGAATCCAAAACTTGACAAGATCATTGTTGGTAATGTGTTTGAAGGTGAAACTTATGCCGAAGGTATGAGAGAGGTTCTTGGTTCTGATGATCAGTGGTTGACAGTGATTTGTGAATCTAGAGTTGCTGATGAACAACTTGCTTTAGCTCGTTACATCGAAACAACAAACAAAATCTATCTAACTTGCTACCAACCTCTATTCGATGCTGAATGTAATGTTCTTGAGAATAAGGCTGTAGATGAAGATGATAAAACAGACATTGGTGCATTAATTGCTGATAACAACCTTGAAAGAACATGGGCTTTCTATAAGGGTGATAACTCAGTATTCCCAGAAGCGGGATTGATTGGTACATATGCCCCAGCCGAAGCTGGAACTGAAATTGTTCTATACAAAACAGTTAAGGGTATTGTTGCTGACACAATTAGCACAGACATGAAACTAACTCTTGAAGAAAAGAATTACACATTCTACACAACTGTACATAAGAAAGATCTAGTAATGGGTGCATCTAAAGTTGGTTTTGGTGAGTGGGTAGACATTATGTACGCGACATGCTGGCTTGACGCTAGACTTTCAGAGCGTATCTTCGGAGTGTTAATTAACTCAGGGAAAATCCCTTACACAAATAAAGGGTTAGAGAAAATTGCTGTCGAAGTTAGAGCTGTATTGGCTCAAGCTAGAGAGATTGGAATCCTATCTGATGATACACCATTCAAAGTGTACGTTCCAGATGCAACATCTCTTTCATCAGCAAAAAGAAACTCTCGTGAAGTTGACGGTATTACTTTTGAAGCACCACTTGCAGGCGCTATCCACAAGGTACACGTGAACGGAACTGTTTACGCTTAATAGGAAGGAATAAATGGCTAGTACAGTAAACTCAACTTACGCACCAGTAGACGTTATTGCGATTATCTCTCATGAAGTAGTAGGTAATCACATCATCACTGGTTATTCAGCGGACATGATTAACGTAACAAGAGCAAACCCTACATGGGTACACGATGAAACCCCAGATGGTTTCAACACAAGAGTCCACAACCAGAGTAAGGCGGGTTCAGCCGATATTAACTTAGTGCAGTCATCACCATCTAACGATGCGTTATTTGCATTAGCTTACTTCGACGAAGCTAGAAAAAACTCAGACGGTTTATTCTCAATTACGATTGCTGATAAATCAGGTCGTTCGGTTATTTCTTCAAGTTCAGCTTATGTTTCTGTTCCACAGGAAAAGGCTTTTGGTCGTGATTTAGGTTCTAGAACATGGAACATTGTCATGATGGATTGTGAAGAATACATCGGTGGTAACGGTAAATTAACACCAGAAATTATTGCAATGTTAGCTGTAAACGGCTTCCAAGTCGATGACCGCTGGAAATAATTAAAAACAAGGTGAATGAATAATGGCAACTAAAGTAACCAACTATGTACCAAGTGAAACAACATGCAACGTTCTTGGTTTAAACTTAGAAGGTTTTGACAAAGATTCATTCATCACTGTTACCCCAATGAGTGATCGTGTCACTTACAGAGAAGCACCAGATGGTACGGTTTCTGCTTTCGTTAAAAGAAATCAGGCTTACGAGGTTCAGATCAAATTGGTTAGAACCTCCCCATCAAATGCTTTTATGCAATTGGTTTTCAATCTGTTTTTATCTTACGGTCAGTTATTTAAGTTACCTGTGCATATTAGAGGTGGTGGTATTGCCAGCACTTTCTTTGCTACAGATTCTTTCTTAAAGACTGAACCAACAAGTGAACACGGATCAACACTACCAGTAAACACATGGACATTTATCTGTTTTAACGCTACCTACAATGAGTTAGGTGACGAGGCTGATGATAGTTACATTAGTGAGATTGCTGGTGCTGTTGCACAAGCTTCCGAAGTTATGAATATTTTAGGTATTGATCCTAGTGGTATTGTTTCTAAGGTTAGTGAGATTAGCAATAGAACAGGTGTTACAGGTGCGATTCAATCAACAATTGGTCGATTCTTTGACTAAGAGGTAACAATGTTTGGAAATCTAATTAATAACGCCATCAACTCAGTTGGTGGTTTATCTGGAATAGCAAAATCAACATTAGCGTTCTTACAGAAAGGTGTGCAAGTTTACGATGCATCTAAGAACTCAATTGTTGTTGCTGGACTAGAAATCACTGGTTGGGAATCAGCCAGACTGGAAAATATAGAATTAACAAAAGAAGTTCTTGGTACTTATCGTAATGAAGTGGCACTTGTCAAGCAAGTCTACGTTAGAAAGTTAAGTATTAGTATTCTACCTACATCACCGACGAACAAATTATTAGAACAACTTGCAACGGTGTGTATGTCTAAAAACAAATTCTTCACTATTACCATCATAGAAAATGACGAATGGTATGGTGACTTTAAAGCACAGTTCTCAACCCATAGAAACATGGATCTATCGTTAGAGGCTGGTAATGTCGAATGGGAGTTCTTCATTATACCTATGTCAACTCGTGCAACAAATTAATTTAAGGAGATAACATGAACAACCAAAAAGTAGTACACGTTGGAGATGAGAGCTATTTAGTTACAGCATTCTTAACGTCGAAAGGATTAAGAATCAAAAGTCGAATCATCAAGTATTTTGGTGCTTCATTAACAGAAGCTTTCTCAGGTGATGCGGAAGACGACTCAACAATCATTTCTGTTATCGCTGGACTATTTGATCAAATTACAGAAGAGCAATTCGTTGAGCTTACAAAAGACATTCTAAGCAATGTAACTAAGAACAACCAGATGATTGACTTCGAGAGAGAGTTCTCTAAAAACTATGTAAATCTTTACAAACTAATCAAGGAAGTTCTTGAGTTCAACTACAGTGACCTTTTTTCTCTACTCGGTATAAATGTGGACTAACACCCCAAGTTGAATCGAGGGTAAACCCTGTCGAAATGGCTAAGTTAAATAGGGATTGCTCACTGCCTACTGAATGGTTAGACATCCTTTTTGCCAAGAATCCCCCATATACATTATATCAACTACAGAAAGAAATCACGATGGTTGAGTTAAACGATGCATTGGAGTTCTTGGAAATTCAAAAGTTATTCGATATAGAAGAACAAAGGATAAATAAAGAAAATGCAAGTAGCTAAACTGTTTGCTAGTCTTGGTTTCAATGTTGACCTTACAGGTTACAATCTTTTTGAACAGAAGTTAAAAACTGTTAGAAAAGAAACTCGTGCTTATGCTGTATCACTTAAAACAATCCGAACAAGATTGAACAATGTGTCTACAGCTTTAGACGGTGTTAATAAGAAGCTTGATGCTAGTAAAGTAAAAGCGTCTAATCAAAGAATCGCCACAAGTGCAAACAGATTAGCAAACGCTGTAGAAAGATCAGCAAAAAGCTTAGGTGATGTTGTATCTCAAGGTCATCGTGTAGCAAAAACCATTACCGAAATCAACACAAGATTGGGTAAAGGTGTTTCTGGTTGGAAATATTATAACAAGGAATTAGATGAAGCTAGAACTAAACTAGGTTTAATCTCAGCATCAATCAGGGCAATTCCTTCAACTAAAACTGTCACAATTATACAAAGAATTGTAGGCGGTGGTCGTGGTAATGGTGGAGGTGGTACAGGATCTGGTGGAGGTGGTGGTCACGGTACACAACAAGCTGGCGCAATGGCTTTCTTGGGTACAGGTATAAGAGACTTCTTTAGGTCAATGACTCCCGCAACAGCATTAGCTGGTGGTTTAGTTACCGCTGGTTTTGCAACGAAGGAAATCGTTGAGCGCGGTCGTGAGATGAAAAAGATGGAAATCATCATGAAGTCCGCGTCAGAAGAGATCGAAGGTGTTTCAACAGCGACAGAACATTGGAAAGAATCAATGAAGTATGTTCGCGGTGAAGCCCACAGATTAGGTCAAGATGTTTACGAAATGGGTATGGGTTTTGCGAAGATGCAACAAGCCACCAAAGGTAAACTGAATTGGAATGATCGTAAGACACTATTCACAGGTATGGCTGAATTATCTACAACCTATGGTTTATCTGGTGATGACCAAAAAGGTGTGTGGAGAGCATTAACTCAGATGTTCACAAAAGGTAAGATTGAGGCGGAAGAAGAAGGTCAAATGGCTGAGCGTGGTTTGCCAGCTAAAGAGATGATCAAAGAAGCTACAAGAAGATCTTACGAGCGTCAGGGTAAAGATTTTAACGATGACATTTACAACAAATTAAGACAGAAAGGTGGTCTTAAAATGCAAGACATTGCCGTTGACTTAGGTGGTGTTGCAAGTGAAATCGCTAATAAAAACGGTGCTTTAAATGAAGCACTACAAACATCTCTCGTTGGACAAATGAGATTGAAAAACGCTTTCCGTGAAGCTTCTAAGCAAATCATGGATGGTGGTTTAGATAAATTATTATTCAGACTATTTGATGGTATTGCAAAATTAATGCCAACAATCAAAGAGTTTATTTTAGTTCTTGTTAGTTTAGCTACAACGTTTATGAATGGTGTATCGGCTATCAAAGAGTTTATCTCTACAAACCCAGCACTTACAGCAATGATTTTAGGTTTAATTACCTTAATGAGATTGTTTAGATTTGGTATCTTCGGTGTTGCTAGTACGTCATTACTAATGGCGGGTAACTTCAAGAAAGCCATGATGATAATGGGATCGGCTGCGAAAAGATTCTTACCTATTGCACTTCTATATGGATTGTTCAAGTTTGGTGAGGATTACAAGAAGTATCTTGAAGGTGAAGATAACTGGATCAAAACACTTGGTCTCATGTTTGAAATCTTATTCCTTAGTGTGTCTATTGGATTTAAGAAAATGAAACTTGCTTGGTATGACTTTAGAGACATGTTTAAACAAGGTGACTCAAAAGGATTGTTGGATAAATTCTTAGATATAAACCCTGTAACAAAACCAATAAAGGGAATTGTTGACTGGATTGATAACAAACGAAATAACAATGATATTGCTAATGGCGCTGTAGGTCGTGGTGTTTATTCATCACAACAAAGACTACCAAGCACAATGACTGCAAACATTCCTGTTTATGTTGACGGTAAGTTCCATTCACAACAACAATCAACAGTGCCTCTTCACGTAGGCGGTTTAGGAAACACACCGAGTAGATAATGAAGTATACAATTACAGCATACCAAGACACCGATAAGACGACAGTTATGCACGTAATTGTCTTCGACGCGGTAATCAATGGATCTGAAAACTACAGTAATGAAATCACATCCCATGTTGTAGAAGATGGCGGTGTGATTAATGATCATGTCATTAAAAATAAAGATAAGATCAGCGTCGAAGGTGTGGTATCAGACTTATCCTTTAATCAGGGTGAGTCTGGTATTGTTACATTTAATATTCTTGGTGATTTAGATTACGCTGATTCAGATAACTACTCACAAACCATTAAAAATAATTTAAGAGAGATTAACGATAAGGGTTTCCCTTGTTCAGTTAAAACTAGCTTTACTCAAAATGGTGAAGAGGTTATTGATAATGATGTTTTCCCTTGTTTAATTGAATCATTAGATCTTAGTAACTCAGGTGGTCAGTTTGGTTCTATTCAACCAAAGATCACATTTGTACCTGTTAGAATTGTTGGTATTGAATTTGTTGAGTTAACCGCTGAACAAGAAGCAACACCAGCACTTAAGCGTGAAGCCGATTTAAAAAGATCAAGTGCTAATGCAAAATCTGGATCTACGGAAACAACAGTTGATCCAACAACAGGAAAGGAAGTTCCTCTTGATTTGACAACAACACCAGACAAAGAAACAGAAGGTGGTTTATTCTCCAAAGCAAAAGATTATATTGGAACTACAGAGAGTAGAAATAAAGCACTACAAGCGACAGCCGATAAATTATATAAAATTGAAGCTGAACTTGGTGCAGAAGTGGAGGCTAGAAGATAATGAATTACAACTACTTTGAATTAGATGTCAATTCAAAACAATATAAAAGCTTAACACTTGGTGAATACACAATAGAACTTAGAATTGAATGGAATGTAAGAAGTAAATCGTGGTTTATTCTTGGTTATATTGGTGAGGATTTAGTTTTATCAAATACAAAGTTTGAGTCTGGGAAACTATACTCATTCGATAAAAACACACCATATAACCTACCATTCAATATTACAGTTCTACCAAAAAATGAAAATAATGATTGGAATACACCAACTGCTGTAATTATTACAGATGATTTTTATGCTAACGCACATAATGGTTTGTCTGCAAATAATATTTTCATCAGTAGAGATATTTCAACATCATCATTCACACATTCAAAAACATCATCTGGATCTACCAGAAACTCTTACTCATTTGAGTTGGAAGATAGTATTGTTGATAATGAAATAATTATTATTTGTGATGATGCTAGTTATATTATGAAAACCATTGGATTGCCTACTGGTCAATGGGACTTTAAGATCAATAACACTGATTACAGATTAGCTATTCAAGATAATAACTACAGTGAGTTAATCACATTATTTGCTGGGTACGGTATTGAAGTATCAAAAAATGATGATGGTTATTATGACTGGATCAACACATCAGATGATAACGTAAAGATCTACGGATTATATCCATTTGAGTCTAGTTATCAGTTCATTATAAATGAATCTTCAAATAATTCATTAAAAATTATCAACACTGATGAAAATAATTGGGTTAATGAGTTCTCTGTGTGTTTAACTAAATATGATAATCCTATTTTCTCAGCACCTTATGATTTAACAGTTGAGTTTAAAAATGACTAATCGCTTAGAATTAAATTGGAAATTAGACGGATTTGTTGATGAACAGCATTATTACTGCTCTGAAACTCCGATTGATCCTGAAAACCCAACTGTACCTAAAGCAGTTTTAAATGGTGGACAACGTAGTTACGTGGATACATCTGTTATAGTTGGATCAAAAAATTATATTCGCTTAAGTGCAGTAAAAAATCTAACTGAAAAATTCAGTTTAGAGAAAATTGTATACACTATAGATAAATCAGAATATAGATTAATCCACTATCTAGATAATTTATTGGAGTTACATGGTTATGAACCATTTCAGAACTATAGTGGTGTAACTTTTTCTGATTCAGGTGCATTTTTTAATGAAAGTGGATATTTATATAAAAATATGCCATTTGCGCTTGATAGCAACGATTTTAAAATTCACCTTAAATTTACAGCTCAAGCTAAAACAAATCCAAACGATATAGTTATTATTGATGCAATGAGTAATTCCACTCTATTAGGTTGGCAAATATACATATCAATGGATAGAAAAGTGATTTTCTATGATCGCGCCCGACAAGTTAATGGTGCATTCTCTCTATTAGAGAGTGATATTACTATTAATTACGATCAAATGTATCAGTTGGATGTAATCAGAGTAGGTGGTGATATTAGAATGATTATTGATAATGTTATTGTTGCCCAGAAAACAATAGCACCAAATATATCGTTCGGTGGTGTTGAATATCTTGCTCTTGGCGCACAGTTTAACTCAAGAAATTCAGGTTATGATTTTAAAGGGCTTATTAAAGACCTCAGAATAACTTGATCGTTTTCCAGCTTGCTCCATATTGGGTGATATTTTATTGCCAAAAATTAATAAGAAATCACTATGCAATTTAATAGATACATCAAAATAGTAATTAAAAACTTTGACACAAAACAAGGATTTTAAAATGAAAAAATTTTGCCTATATGGCGGTAAGAAAATAGTAAAACCAGAGATTTGGAATATCACAAGTGTTGAATTATCAAGCGATTATACAAGTGCTATTATTCAAGCAGAAAGTAAAACAAATGGTTTTGAAACATATGACAGTTATGCTGACTTTGATTTGGTCACAGCTTTGGTTCGCTCGTTTCATGATACTGATATGCAACAGTGGCAAGCAGTAAAAGATGCGGCTAATCAATTGACTGGCGTAACTGACTGGACATTAGATAACTCTACTAAGAGCGTATCTTATTCACCTCCTTCTCTAGACCCTACTACTGCTGACCCTACTTCTAAATTTACCTATCGCCGAATAGGTGGATACGCAACCCTTTGTGATAGAAATTATAACGTAAAAAATTATGAATCGTTGGAAGAGGATGCGCTGTCCTGCTACTTATCCCACGGACGTGTAGGTTCTGTAACGTATGTTAGATCTGTGGACGGCTTGATTGAGGTACGAATTGACGGGTCTAATAGGTACTATAACGCATTGTATGAAGAAACACAAAACCCTAACTATGACCCTAACTACGTTTCTCTTGCCCCTTCCTCGTCCTTACCCTATGAGAAACTAGCGGAAAAGATCGTTTCAAACGCATCTGCTGAGGATCAAGGAGTTTCTTTATCAGCAGAAACATATGTAGAAACAGTTGCACAAAGTATATTTGTTTCTAATGAGTCTAAACAATTTGTAAAATTGTCCGATCTAATCTCCCAATTTGAACTCAATAAAACATTAAGAACTTAAGGAAAGATCATGCAATTTAATAGATACATCAAAATAGTAATTAAAAACTTTGACACAAAACAAGAATTAACTGTTACATCAGAAGAAGGTTTTAGAATTGACTTTGATTACAATGAGTATCTTGACGAATCAGCATCATCTAACACTGGAACAATTAAAATTTATAACCTGTCTCAATCAACTTTCGAGAAGATCGGACAGCGTTATAAAACAGAAGTTGAAATCTGGTGTGGTTATAAAAATGAGAAATTAAACACTGTAGCTCGATTATGTATTGGTGCTTTAACATCCAAATCAAGAGATCGTGAAGGATCGGATTTCGTAACAAGTATTTCATTCCAAACAGCACTTAAACAAATGTATGCGGGTGAGAAGATCTCAGCATCTTACCCACCTAAAACAACATTGATTACAGTGCTACAGGATGTCGCTGAGAAGGCTGGATTCACTACAGGTGGTCTAGCTATATCAGAAGAGGAAAGAACGCTGTACGGTCAGGCTATGCTCGATAAACTAACACGAATCAACTTCCCTCATGGAGTTTCTTTTCACGGAAACCCTAAACAGGTGTTTGATCAGATTTGTGAGATGTTCTCTCTAGGTTACTACACAAACCCAAGAGACATGGATGGTATTAACTTCTATGTAACAGAGCAAGGTTGGTACAAGCTGGGTGTTGTTTCTGAATCACTGCATACAGGTAACAATGTTCAGACTCCTGTTAAGGTTTCAAACGATAGAGGTAAAGCTCAAGTTCTCAGCATGGAAACTGGATTGGTTGGAACTCCTTATATTGAAACAGTTGAAACAAACACTGGATACTTTGAATCTCTAGATGAAAACGAAGAGCTTATTTATAAGAAAGAAGTAACAGTTAAGGTTAACTCAAAAGGAGAGGTTTTAAAAGACAAGGATGGTAATGTTAAATACACAAAACCACCAAAGTCTAAAAAGATCGCCAGAAACGTTGTTAATGCTAAAGCGTTAATTAACCCAGCAATTAAACCAAACTCTTGGATTAAACTTGTTAACACAATAAATAGAGTAGACGGATTCTACAGAGTAAGAAATATTAAATATGTCGCTAGTACACATGAGAATAATTCTTTCACTATGGAAATGACATTAACACACATGGCGGACGCTGATGGATAATAACTTAGAATCTATTTTAAAGGCTAACTTAGATTTTTACATGGATGATATTTTCACAGGTATTCCAGCACAGGTTGTTGGTGTTCAGAAACTATCGGACGGTTTAATTGACGTTCAACCATTGGTTAATAAAATCTTTAGTGATGGTAGCAGAGTAGAGTTTCCAATTTTATATTCTGTTCCTGTCATTATGCCTTCGACATTAACATCCGCTGTAACAATGCCAGTTATTCAAGGCGATACCGTTTTCTTAATGTTCTCACAGAAAGACTTGGATACATTTAAGAATGGTGCTGACACTCCACACGATCCCTCATCATTCAGAACATTCAACATGAATGATGCTGTTGCGATTATTGGATTATCTACAGTAGAAAAGACAAGATTAAATAGTGAAAACCATAGTAAACCTGTCGATTTAACCAGCCTGTGCATTACACATAATATTGGTACTGACAGAGAGGTTTTAATTAAATTAACCAATGATGGATCAGTATTAATTGATTGCCCAAAAGATTTCACACTTCTTGCAAAATCAGCAAATGTTAAATGTGACTCAATATCAATTGAAACAAATACATTTGGTATTAAGTCAAACAGTTTCAGTATTGAAAGTTCTACACTGGATATTAAAGCAACTGTAACAATCGACGGTATGAATTTAAATAACTTCATGAAGTCACACACTCATCCATATACAGATGATGGTAGACCAATGACTACAGGAATACCAAAAGGATTTTAAAATGAAAAAATTTTGCCTATATGGCGGTAAGAAAATAGTAAAACCAGAGATTTGGAATATCACAAGTGTTGAATTATCAAGCGATTATACAAGTGCTATTATTCAAGCAGAAAGTAAAAGCAATAAAAGCGAATATATCTTAGATATTACACCTTTAATTAGTAATCAATATGAAGGTGGGTTAGATCCTTACACAGCAACAATTGTTAATGAATTAACAGGTGTGTCTGATTGGGTTTTAGATCCTGCTAATAATCAGATTACTTACAAGCCCGAACCAGTCGGCAACTACACATGGTCAAATTCAGGCGCACCGACCGAAACGGTTGCAAATACTCCTATAGCATCTTGTACTGCTTGGGCTTCAATCGTTGGTAAATATTATGGTGATTCACCTGCACATTTTGTAAGAGTACAAAATTATTATTATGAAGAAAATGGATCTTATGCTTATGCAGAATGTGTTGTTAATATTGATAATTTTGGTGAACATATTACTAGCCTTAGTGCTGTTCCAGTTGATCCTCAAGCCGAACAAGAACAAAAGACAATTCCTCTTGATGCTGTAGCTCAGCAAGTTATTTCAAATGCAAATTCAGGTGATACATCTGCTCAAAACTCCATTGTTTCCACTTTTAACAATATAACAGATGGTATTTTAACTTCTGATTATTCAGAATTCTTTGAACAGAATAAGCAACCAAAATAATAGGGTGAGTAGATGGACATTGTATTAGATAATAAAGGTCACATTGAATTAAACGGTGGTTCTCTTTCAATGATTCGAGATAGAGCAACATTAGTTGCTCAGCGATTATCTGTAAGATTGAGAACATTTTTAGGTGAATGGTTTTTAGATACAAAAATGGGTATCGACTGGTACACTGATGTATTAATTAAAAACGTAACAAAACAGACCGTTGATACAATTATTCAAGGTACTGTATTAAAAGATAAATATGTAGTTTCTATTAAAAACTTCTCAAGTAGTATTATAAGTAGAAACTATACGTGTACATTCTCAGTAGAGATTGTCGGATTAGATTACATTGTAGAACTTAAATATTTAGCAAATGAAAACAACCTAATCGTAACAGATGGGGATGGAAACATGATTGTTATTGATGTTTAAAAATAAGAGAGAATAATGGCAAAAGTTACAGAAGCAGGGTTGGTTATTGATAGCCTTGCTAAGATTATCGAAAGAAAACAAGAAAAAGCAATATCTTTAATGTCAAGCCTTATTCCAGATGGTGAAACATTAAATACGGACAGTTCAAGTGTATTAGGTAGAATCATTCAGATTTCTGCGGAAATAGATTATCTACAAGAAGAGGGTTTACAAGAGCTTTATGCACAACTAAGTCCACAGAGTGCAACAGGAAAGAACTTAGATAAAATTGTCCAATTCAAGGACATTAAAAGAAGTCTATCTTCAATGGGTACTGCTTCACTGGTTGTGTATGGTGACATCAACGTAACAATTGGTCACTCATCAATCGTTGCCTCTAAATCAACTGGTGATCAATTCGCTACAAGCACATCGGTTACATTCTCAAATCTCAACTCAAATGGTGTTGAGTTTGAATTAACAAATTTAGATGGTGATGGTTTAATCACAATAAACTACACATTGACCAATGACTTGAGTGCCAATGTACCAATCAGTATTAAATACAATAATGCTATGACGAAGGAAGAGTTATCTTTATTCGTTAAGAGTAACATTGAACAAGTTAGCACTAAATTAAAAGTTGCAATCACACCAGACTTTAACGTTCAGATTCAACCTAAACAAGATGGATTGCTTGGTGATTTCTATGTTACTGGTGATGCCACTATCATTAGATCATTTATGCCTGTTACAGCAACAAGTTTATATGAGGTTGGTATTCAAGAAGTTGATTCAATCACTACTATCCAGTCGCCTACATATGGATGGAGAGGTGTCACAAACCTATTCCCTTCAATCGGATCTAAACAAAAAGAAGAGGATGACTCTTTAAGAGCTAGATTTGTGAATGCTGTTGGTAGTTTGGCAACAAGTCATGTTGTGGCAATGTACACGGCTTTGTATGCGGTTGATGGTGTGACGTATGTGAGCATCAAAGAAAATACACTTGATCGAGATAGTCGTGATGGAAGACAGGCACACGGATTCTCAGTGATTGCTTATGGTGGTAACGACATGGAGATCGCAGAAGCTATTGAGAAAACGAGACCTCTTGGTGTACCTATGGATGGAAACGTAATTCTTGAAGTAAACACATATTATAACCAAACATCAGTAATTAGATTCTCTAGACCGACTCAGGTTGCTATCAAGATCAAAGCTGGATTAGAAATCTATGAAGGATTCCCTCCACGTGGTGTTATCGAGATCAAGAACGCTATTATTGAACACTTCAATAATATGACATTTGGTGAAGATGTAATTCTTTCAAGACTATACATCCCAATGCAAGTTGTTGACAACATCGGTATCAAGAGTATTGAGATTGCGAGAGTTGATGAAGACTTCTCAACAAGCAACATTGAAATTCAATACAACGAGATTGCTACAATTTCATTTGATGACATCACATTCTAAGGAGTAGACATGGAAGCTTTTAACTACTTATTAAAAGCCAGAAGTCGATACACGGATCAACACTCTGATGATGAGATCTTCGATGCTCTGGTACAGATTATGATTGATCAATCTGTAATTAATCAAGATGTCTTATTAACACTAGAGGATACCATTTACGACATTGATAAGTCGTCAGGAGTCCTACTGGATTTAATTGGTCAGATTGTTGGTCAGGATAGAATTATTGATGGTGGTGGTGAGTTCTTTGGTTTCTTAGAAGATCCATCGGCTCTAGGTTTTGGTACATTGACTGATCCAGAAGTGGGTGGTTATTTCTACTCACTTTTAGGAAGCTCTAACGTTACCGTTACTATTGCAAATGATGTTCTTTACAGAAGAATGATTAAAGCAAGAATCATCTACAACAACAACTTAGCAACTCCTGAAACACTTGTTAGGATTTTAAGAATCCTTTCAAATTCTCCAACTGCCAGATTTACAGAAGATGGTGTTGGGAACATCATGATCGAAGTTGAATCGGATGATCAAGCAATTTTAACATACTTCTTATCAATTAGATTGACAGATAAAAACATCCTACCTATACCACTTGGTGTTGCTGTAGGAATCACGATTACAGGAACGTAAATGTATATCAGACCTATAAATTATGAGCTACAGTGGTGTGTAGCTGGTGTCGTAAACCCACCTACTCAAGAGAAGATTAGGTATGGTTGGAGTGGCGCTGAGAAACCAATGGTTGAACACCTTAACTGGATGTTTAACAGAATTGATGGTGCAATTGGTTACTTCTTACAAGGTATTCCAAGATGGGGTAGTGAGGTTGAATACTCAGTTAATGATATGATTAATTTCAACGGTTCATTATTTATCTGTATCGAAGCACACACAAATCAACCAACAACAAATAAAACATACTGGAAAGAAGCCTTCTTCTCAACAAACGCTGGTGATTCTCTTGCAGAAGAAATCAGAAAGATGAAAGAAGAAGATGGATACCTAAATAAGTACCTAAAGATCAGTAATCCTATTACACCAAATAGAATGCAAGCTGGTAGTTATAGTGCGAAGGTTGGATTACCAGCAACATCGGCTTTCAACATGGGTTACTCATTTGAAGGCGCTAACACGACTGGTATGTACTTAAATGGTACAGCGATAACCTTTAGAGTTGCTGGTGTCACTAGAGGTCATATTCCTAACGCCCTTCCAGCACTTGATGATCAGACAACAGCTCTAGCTACAACCGAGTGGGTTCAAAGATTAATTGAATCTAAGATTGGAAACATTGACTTAACAGCAAGTCGCTTACCAGTAGGATCTGTTTACTTTAGCACAAACGATCAAAACCCTAATGCAACACTTGGTTATGGTACATGGGTGAGGTTTGCAGAAGGTCAAGTTATTGTTGGTAAGAGTGTTACGGAAGCTCATCCAGCTTGGACTAAAGCAACCTATAACACCTTTGGTGCATATACACACCAATTAACCAAAGACGAATTACCTAAATTCTACAACTCTAACATGAGATTCCAAACAAGAAACTGGCAGTATGGTAGTGGTAAGCGACCAGATGAAGGATTCATTCCAAACTGGGTAGACGCAAACAATCTTGAGGTTGGTAAAGATCAGCCACACAACAACGTGCAACCATCTATTGTAGTTAACATTTGGAGGAGAACTGCCTAAAATGCCGAATCCTTTGAAATTTGAAATTGGTGAATAATATGGAAACTAATATTACAACTGTCGGAGTTTTAGCTTTACTTAAAGCATTGTTCCCAAGTGCTTTAGGGGCAATGCTTGCGGTATGGTACAAGAGAGATGAGGTTACATGGAGTGACCTTACCCTTATGCAAAAATTCACACTATCTTTATTCGTCGTGATTGCTTTTTTAATGGGAACATTAATTAGCCACTACGTTTCAAATACAATTCTTGAAGTGATTTCAATCCCAACCGATTCATGGCAAGCAGATAGCTTAAAAATCTTTATTGGTGTATCAAGCCTAAAGATTATTGATCACACAGTTAAAAATGTTGATCCATTATTAGACACTATTTTTACCAACCTTCATTCAATCTTAGGTGTTATATTCTCAGGAATAAAAGACAGGATTAATAAGTTCTTTAAATCTGGTGACAACAAATGATGACTATCGCTTTAATTCAAGCTTGCTTATTTGTTTTAGGAGGAATTCCTTTCTTCTGTGAGATAAGCAAACATTTCATTGACTCTTATTTTACAATAACAGTCAGATTATTTATTTTTATTATTACAATGACTTGTGGTTATTATGCACCATTATTGGAAAATTACCACGAATCTCTATCACTCATTATTGCTCTTGGTTTATTTTATTTTAGTGTGGTTCAATTAAAACAAATAACAATTACATATTTTAATAAATTAGAAAAAGGATTAAAACATGGTTTTAAATAATGCTGGACGCACTCTGTGCGTATACAAGAGAGATGCTAATGGCGGTTCTCTAACCATGACAACAGTAGCAAACTACCCACAATTGACTTAACAACAAAAAGCCACCCTTCGGGGTGGCTTTCTTTTTGCTTAAATTTTATTGTTCTGCTAAGTGGTGTACGTTACCACATTGAAACTCTACAACACGGTCAGTGGTGATTACAATACGTCTACCAGTGGCTTTCTCATACGCTGTCAATTGGTTTTCTTTATCTTGCCACAATCGACCAGTACCATTGATCCCCTTCCGCACATTGGTTTGTGCAACAGCTTCACGAAGCTCACCATTCTGTTTATACCAAGCAACCTTGAAGAATTTACCTTTAGTTGCTTGCATTTCAGGCTTCAAATTACGTTCGATTGTTTTCATGATAACTCCAAATTATCTAACTTGTTTTGATGATGAAATCATAGCACACAATGTTGATCAAATGCAAATGATCATTCTGTACTACAGTAGTTCATTATGTACCACAGTGATTCATTTTGATAATTTCTTTAATAGGATAAAAATAGGTTTAAATACTTTTTCTTATAAAGGGGTTGCAAAGTTTCCTAAATTCAATATAATCACCAACCATGATTCACAGGAGGTAGATGTTGTGTACAAAGGTTTAGTATCAGAAATTGCATTAGAAGTTGGTAACAGTTCAGCTATGGTTCTTAACCAGTTGTATCAATGGGTTAAGTCTAAAAATAGAACTACGATCTTTCGTACCAACCAAGAGATCAAGGATGACTTAGATGGTTTGCTGTCAACTGCAACTATCCAAAGGTCTAAGAAGAAATTAGTTGACAAAGGTTATGTTACAATCTCATTCAAGAAAGGTTTCAACCGTGTTACTTACTTCACATTAACTGAAAAAGCTTTAAAGTTATTGGCAAAAGTAAAAGACGAAGTTGTTACAGAGACAAAGAAAGCTGTTGTTGAAGTTAAGAAGGCTGTTGTAAAACCTGTAGCACAAACAACAAAGAAAATGACTGCTTTGTTTGATGAGCAAGGCACACGTACAAAACCAGCACCTATCCCTGAACACTTATTGAAGATGTTGAAAGGGAAGCTTCCAGAGAAGAAAGAGGAAGTGGTAGTTGAAGAGAACACTGGTATCAGCGAAGAGGATTGGTTGAATATTGACAAGGCACAGAGTGCGAATGTTAAAACATCTAGCACACTATCAATGAATCAATTAGTTGACTTAGCTTTTAAGCAGATTCCTAATATTGATGTGTTTGAGTCTAACCGTGTAATTAAAGAGAATGCTTTATTGTTTAGTGAGGATTATTAATTAATGTATATTTTCTATACAATGAATTTATTCATTAATTTATTCTTAAAATCTATTGTTTTTGTTTTTAATCACTGTTACTATAGTTCTTGTGTTAACAAATAACACAGATAATAATTATTCTGTAATTCTTACAGAGAGTATTATTGGTTGACTATACCACAAGAATCTAATTTGTCAAGCATTATTATTGTATAAGAAATGTAATATACAATATAATCAAGGAGTTGTAATTGTTCAAGTTTAAGTTGTTCGTCACTCATTTAAATCGAGAGTTTGTTTTTTATTCAGCCAAGATTGAAGATTGGGATGAAGGTAATGTGTCTCGTTTCCTGAAATGGCTTGATTCTATTGGGGTTGATTTATCACTTCCCGATATTCACCACTTAATCAAAAACGGAACTTGTTTAGAGGATTGTTATTCTCTAACCGTTGAGGGTGGAGTGGTTGATTTCTCTGGTGAAGGGTGTGTCTGCGCTTGCTTCTAATCTTTTATACCATTTTTGGTATTGTAATTTTGTGTATGGGAGCGCCCTTGTGGTGCGCTCTTCTATATTCATTCGTATTAATTCCGACATTATTCGAGTTTTGTAAGTTTTCAACTTCAAGGAGGTTTGATTTTGGCTAGTCAATCAGAACTAGACCACACCTATATGAACATGGCTATTGCTATGTCTAAGCTATCACATGCGAGACGTAATAAAGTTGGAAGTGTTGGTGTAACAAAAAATGGTGTTGTGTTAACTGGTGTAAACGGATTGCCAAAGCAGTTTGGAAACAATCTTGAGTATGAAGGTTTTGGTCTACTTGATTTAGATAATGAAGTAAATAACTTTCAAGGGTTTGATAAAAACATTCATCGTCGTGTTGCAATAGATCTTCCTGAATTTAGATTAATCACACGAGAAGAAACAATTCATGCTGAGCTGAATGTTATCTTGAAAGGTGCGCGTGAGGGTGTTTCGTTAATTGGATCAACTTTCTATATTACTCTTTCTCCTTGTGTGCATTGCGCCTCAATGCTAGTGTCTCTTGGTGTTGAGCGTGTTGTTTATCTTGAGGAATATCGAGATCCATTGGGAATTTCGGCTTTGGTTCATGCTGGAATCACTTGTGAGCAGATACAAATGTTATACAATTAAAAATAATTGTTGACAATTTAAATTATTGATGTAGAATCGCATCTAAATTAACTAGATAATTAGGAGAATTGAATGACTACGATGTGTCATCAACTAAATCAGGCAATCGAATTGTCTAAAAGCCTACATGCTGGTCAAAAGTACGGTGATCATGATTATTTTGATTATCATATTAAAGGTGTAACCAACAGTCTAACTTTTCTTGGGTTTGGTGTTGAATTTCAGATTGTATCAATTCTTCATGACATCTTAGAAGATACTACATGCACAATTTCCGATTTGGAAACAATGTTCGATGATTCAATCGTTCAAGCTGTAGTTTGTCTAACTAAACACTATTATGGAAAAGAATCATATCGTGATTATCTAAAGCGTTGTGCAAAGAATCCAATCGCGTCAATGGTGAAGTTTCATGATATGTCTTTCAACATGCTTAACTGTGTTCGTGAAGGTCGAGTTAGCAAACAAAACCGCTATCTTGCTAGTATGCAACAACTTCAAGAGTTTATCACAAAATATCAAGGTGTAGAAAGTGACTGATTTATTTTTCAATGTAAACCGAATGAACATGGCAATTGACGTTGCCCGAAACAAGCTTTCTCGTGTTTACAGTAAACGAATTGCACCAATCATTAGCTTTATGAATATTCATGGTTACAGCTATGACCATACCACTGTATTAATTTTAACTGAGCTTTTTGATCGAGAGGTTTACCCTACCGAAAAGTTATGTGAATTATTCGGTGCTGAGAATCTTCATAATGCCAAGATTGTCAACAAAGTATTGCAAGGTAATTTAGACAACGATGTGATCCCAGAGGTTGCTAAACGAGTTCTAATTTGCATTGTTCAACAACAATTAACACAACACTTGCTAGGTCAATGTCAACACTTTGATCAAACACGATGGTTAACCAAAGATGAATGCTTGGTGTTAATTAGTCATTTAGATAGCGGAGGATAATATTTAGGTGTCAAAAATCTATAATACAGATTTTCAAGTTTTAGATTTTCATGGGGTAGATTTGTCGCATGTAGATTTCACTTACGAGCATAAAATTCAGTGTGTAAAATGTGCTGAGTCTGGTGGTGATACTTCATGCGATAACTTCCATGTTTTCGGTTTAGACGATAATAAAGAGCCACTAGGTGCTAACTGTTTCACTTGTGGATTTGCTGTTCCAAGTATGAAGAAAGAGCGAGAAAGTGGAAATAAAAATCAAAATAAAGAAAATTCAGCGTCAACAAATAATTCTATTAGATCTCGTGTCAAGCGTAAGCCTGATGATTTGGATAAACTTCGTTTAACACCAGAGCAGATCAAAGAAACAGAAGAGGGAACAACTCCTACACTACCAATCAAATTCCGTGGTCTTCAACGATATAACTCTATTATGGAGAAAATCGGTGTTCGCTGGGTAATTGGATCTGATAGCGAAGGTAAAGATGTTGTTTACAATATGCTCTTCCCAACCTATTACTTCAATGGTGACTCACGAGAACTTGTTGGTTATCGAGTAAGAACAAACCATGATGGTGAGAATCTAGTCAAGCAATTCCGTGGCTACGGTTACACTGGAAATGAGGGTACTGAGTTCTTAGGTAAATCATTTAGTCCAAATGTCAAGGATACTTTAATCATTGTTGGTGGTGAAGTTGACTTAATTACTACGCTTGGAGCAATGCAAGATTTAATGGCTCGTTATAAGGCTCACAGCATTAACGTTGTGTCAGTTATTAACGGTGAGAAGTCATTATCTGAATGTATTAAAAATGATTACGATTGGGTTGTTTCACACAAGAAAATCATTCTAGCACTTGACAATGATCAGGCTGGACATGAGGCAATGGATGAAGCATTAAAGATCTTACCTACTGAGCAATGTTACTCAGCTAACTTTGGTACATACAAAGATCCAAACTCTTACGGCTTAGAGCTTGACCAGTTAAAGAGTGACATCTACTGGAATGCACAACCGTTCGATGATTTTGGTTATGTTGGTGCGGATGAGCTATTCGATGAAGGTCTTCGTGTTTTAAACCAAGACAAGATCGAGTTACCAGACTTCTTAGGTGATTTGAAACCTTATTTCACTGACGGTGCTATTGGTCGTGGTGAATGGGTTAATATCATTGCTGGTACGTCAACAGGTAAGTCTACAATCATTGATGCATGGAAAGACGCATGGATTGACCTATCTCCATACAAACAGGCTGTAAACTCATTTGAGGCATCATCTGGGCGATATGGTATTAAAGAAGTGTCAGCTATGGCTGGTCGTAACATTTCACACATTGCTGGTAAACAGGCTCGTATTGATTTCTATGAATCACTTCGTTCTGAGTACATGAATCGTGTGATTGGTGAAGATGGTAGACCTAAATTCTTCTTTGTATCCAATATTCCTAAGTCTATCGAACAATTTAAGAAAATGTTGTTACGAATGGTTAAGGTTGAGGGTGTTGGTGTGGTCTGGATTGATCCAGCATTATCGTTAAAAGCGATTTGCCCATCATTCAAAGAGTTTGATGACTTGCTAACTTGGTTAGATCAGGTGATTCGACTTGAACACAACACAACCATTATTACTGTACAACATACACGTAAAAACTTGTCAGGTGGTAAGAATGCCTCACAAGGTGGTGAATTGTCAGAGGAAGACGGTGAAGGTACTCGTATGCTGATTTCATTGGCAACGATTAACATTGGTATTGAGCGAAATAAAGAAAGTGAAGATCCTGTTGAGCGTAACACGACACTACTTTCATTATTCAAGAACCGACCAGACGGTGTGACAGGTAGACACGTTGCAAAACTATTCTATCGTTTCAAGGCTAACCGTTTGTACCCATTTAGTGTTGCTTGTCAGAATGGGTTCTTTGAGAATGATGTTCATTTGAGTGTTGAGGATATTAAGGCTGATGGTGGTTACAGTTTACAGAATGTAACAACTGATCTGGAGCAAAATGAAGCAACTCACGTGTCTCAATTTGTTGAAGATGAAAGTCCTGTAGAGGATTGGTAATAAAAAGCACACCTTCGGGTGTGCCATGACTAGGGGGTTATTTTGGAAAAAAGATATTTTGAAGGTGATTGGTCTTATGACATTGAGACTTACCAGAACTGTTTTACTTGCACATTTCAGTACGCTGATGGATCAGATCCTATTGTTTTTGAGATCTCAGATCGAAAGAATGAAACAGGTGATTTCTTAGAGTTTCTGAGAAAATTAAAAAAAGAAGAAGCTCGTTTAATTGGCTACAACAACTTGGCTTTCGATTATCCAGTTATTCATTGGATTTTACAGAAGGCAATTCGTGCAAAGCGTTCAAATAAGAATCTTAAATTAAAAGCAAAGCAGATTTATGATAAGGCTATGACCTTGATTAATAGTGATGGTTTTGCTGGTCGTATTCCAGACAATGAGATTATCTTACCTCAAGTTGATTTATTTAAAATGAATCACTTTGATAATAACGCTAAGCGAACATCGTTAAAATTATTAGAGTTCAATATGCGTTCTAATAATATTGAGGATTTACCGTTCCCTGTTGGTATTGATTTACATGGCGAGGAAGTAGACACATTAATTTCATATAATAAAAATGACGTAAAAGAAACACTTAATTTTTATTATCACTGCTATGACTCGTTAAGTTTCCGTCAGGATTTAACTGCGAAGTATGGATTTGATTGTACAAACTTAAACGATACTAAGATTGGTGAAAAGTTCTTTATGCAAAGAATTGAAATGACCAATCCGTATGCATTTTATGAACCAACAGGTGATGGTCGTCGTAAGATGAGACAGACACCACGTAGTTCTATTGCTGTTAAAGATTGCATTTTCCCATACATTCGCTTCGCTCAACCAGAGTTTAAGGCTGTGCAAGAGTGGCTTCAACGACAGATTATCACTGAGACAAAAGGTGTATTCTCTGACCTAGAAGAACATGATCTTGGCGAAGATCTTGCAAAATATGCTCAAATGGAAACCAAGAAAACTACATTCAAAAATAGATTTAAATTGAATGGAAAAGGCGTTGCTCAAAATGATTGGGATTATGAAGATCCTACTCAAGTTGAGGAAATGGAAAGAATCAAAGCTGAATTTTTAAAGCTTCACCCGAAGGCTTGGTTTGAAGATGAGAAGCTGAACAAGACTACTCAGCGCCACAAGATTGTAGCTTTCCATAGAATTGCTACCACATTAAACGTTGTGATTGATGGATTTAGATACGACTTTGGTACTGGTGGTATTCATGGAAGTTTACAAGGTACGGTACATGCTGATGACGATTATCGAATTATTGACTTGGACGTTAGATAAATGCAGCGTCCCATTCACTTCATTAGTGAGGTGAAGAAAACCTTGTGAATTGCTGGAAAGCCCTTAGAGCTTAATCTAACTACAACGTGACTAGAAATGGTGAGCGTGAATGTTTGAGAATAGATAAGATTGGGTAATCAGCAGCCAAGCGTCTAATTAATGTTGTGAAACATGAAATGATGAAGGTTCAACGATCATCGAAATCACGTGATATTTATTGTATCACGGAAGAAAGTAGAGTAGGATAGTGAAAATTATTATCCGAAGCGCAAGGGAGTTGTTTTGACAAGTGGTATTTATTGTATTCGTAACGCATTAAATGGAAAGGTTTACGTTGGAAAGTCAATCAATATTGAGAGGCGGTTTCTGGCACATAGTTATCTTTTAAACAAGGATCATTGTGCTAGTGATGTAAACAGACATCTATTTAATGCTGTTAAGAAGTATGGAATTGAAAATTTCTCTTTCGAAATTATCGAAAAGGTTGAAGGTGAGGAATCTTTAACGGAAAGAGAGTTGTTTTGGATGGTTGAATTAAAATCTACTGATAGAGATTTTGGTTACAATCTTAGAATGGATTCATCATCAAAGTGTTATGTTCATGATGAAACTAGAGAAATATTCAGAAGTATTTTCTCAGGTGAGGGTAATCCTAACTTTGGAAATAAATGGTCTGATGATCAAAGGTTGAGAATGAGTGAAATAGCAAAATCTAGACATAAATCTGGTGTTTATGGTGATGAATGGAAAAGTAAGATTTCCAAAGCATCTTCCGAAATGTGGAAAGATGAAGATAAGAAATCTGAAATGGCTAGGAAAGTAGCAAAATCAAAGCAAAAGTATGATTTTGAGCAGTATTCAAAAGATGGTGAACTGTTGAGAGTTTGGGAAAGTGTTGAGCAAATTGTTCTAGCTAACCCTGAATATAAATGGCAGAACATCTATTCTGTATGTAATGGATATAAGAAATCCTATAGAGGATTCATTTGGAAAAAGAAACTCAAGATATGATCTAGCCCTTTGTGAAAATAAAGGTAGGGTATGTGCATCATACTACCCAAATATGGCGATTGCTAACCGTGTATATCCAGAGCATCTTGGTGAGTCATTCTGTGATTCATATGAAGCTTTCTATAATGAGCGTGGAAACTATGCTAAAGGCACAGGTGAGAACTTGGCTATTAAATTAGGTCTTAATGCGACTTATGGTAACTCAAACAGCAAGTATTCTCCGTTTTATGATCCTAAGTACACAATGACAATCACGATTGGTGGTCAGTTAAGTTTATGTATGTTAATGGAGCGACTGCGCGTTGCTACAGGCATTAAGCTTATTCAGTGTAACACGGATGGTTTTACATTCCGTATTCATAATTCAGAAATGGATAAGATGCGAGACTATGTGAAACGTTGGGAAAAACTCACTGGTTTGACGATGGAAGAGGCTGAATACAAGAGCATGTACCTTCGTGACGTTAATAACTATATCGGTGTTTATACAAGCGGTAAGTTGAAACAGAAGGGTGCTTATGAGTATGCAGATACGAAGACTTGGAAAGGTGTTGCTTGGCACAAAGATATGTCTGCAATTGTGGTTCCTAAAGCTGTTGAGGCAGAGGTTAGAGGTGATTGCTCAATTGCTGAATTTATCTACAAGCACGACGATGCTTTTGACTTCATGTTGAGAACAAAGGTGGATCGATCATCTAGATTGGTTCTTGTTGAAGGTGACAACGTAACTGAGCAACAAAGAATCTGTCGATATTACCCATCTATTAAAGGTGGAAAGTTGATGAAAATTATGCCCCCATTGAAAGATGGTGCAGAAGATCGAGTATCTAACATTGAATCTAATTTTAACGTCAAGACTTGTAATAACATGAGTGGTTTCGCTTGGGATGTTGATTACCAATATTACATCGAAGAAGCAAATAAGTTGATTCAACCATTTGAAACAATATTATTTACATAAGTTAACAAAATAGTTCTTGATTTAATACATTAATTAACTTAATATTACATTCATAGGTTGATATGTATTAAATCATTTTCTTTAAGGAGGTTTGATTGAGTAGTAAAAACGATGGATTTAATCCATTATTTCCGCAAGTTGCTGGTAGTCATTATAAAGATAGAGGTATTCAACCAATTGAATATAGCTCTGTAAACGAATTAAGTTTTTGTCAAGGTAATGTTGTTAAATATATCACTCGACATAATGATAAGAATCAAATTGAAGATCTAGCAAAAGTAATCCACTACACATTCTTAGAAGCATATTTTCAATATGGTATTGAAGGTAGTACAGAATTACGAGATAGAGTTTTAGAATTAATTGCAAAACCATTGGAGGAAAAAAGTGCTGACAGTTCAGATTAGCCCAAGTCGATGAGTAGGCTAGTTCTTGGTATTGGTGTTAATGATATTGGATCAACAGGTTATCGAAAAGAATATGATTCTTGGAGGGGTATTCTTAGGCGCTGTTATGATCCTAATCACAAATCAATAAATCCAGCTTATGATGGGGTAACGTGTAATACCCACTGGTTTAATTTTTCATATTTTCTCAATGATATTAAAAATATGACTGGTTATGATAAGTATCTAATTGATGATTGGTGTGTAGATAAGGATATTTTATTTAAGGGGAATCGTGAATACTCAAATGATAAATGTTGCCTAATACCAAGAGCAATAAACTCATTATTTACCAATAGAAGAAACTTTAGAGGTCAGTACCCTGTTGGTGTAACTTGGATTGAGAGAGATAATAAATTTATTTCACAGTTATCCATAGGTGGTAAGCAAAAGATATTAGGTTATTTTAATAGCCCAATCGACGCATTCGAGGTTTATAAATACCACAAAGAGTGCGAAATAAAAAGAATTGCTGAGATATTTAAGTCTGATCTGGACGAAAAGGTTTATTTAGCAATGATTAATTGGGTTGTTGAGATTGATGATTAAAAGATTCAACATTGTGTTGAGTAAGTAGACTCAGTTAGAGTCGTTTCGATCATAGTGATCATTATAAAAAGAGGATAAATAAAAATATGTCAGGTGGTTTTCAATTTTACGGCAATAAAGGTGGTAACAGTGAAGATACAGCACTAAAGTTCGCTGAAATGAACTCTTATGTTGTTGAAACTGTTGGTCTTGAAAAGCCGAAAACTTTAGTTGGTGTTGTATCAGCGATTGTAGATTTAGGTTCTCAACCTTTACCAGATTCAGAATACCCATTAGAGGGTGATGATGTAGGTCTAAGTGTTGATCAGCTTTTAGCGAAGTATGCTGATGTTGTTGCAAGTCGCGGTGTACACTTCTCAGAAGGTTACAACGGTGTAACTAAGCAACGTGAACTAATGAAAAAAGTTCCTAACAAGCCATTTCAGTGTGTAGCGATTGCGATTGATTTCCCAAGTAAGATTGTCGATAAAGGCAAGTTCTTCGGTGAGTCTAACCCAGCTCCGCTTCGTATTTGGTACGGTGGTAAGTATTGGGACGGTGAGAAGATGGTTGTTCAAAACCTAACTTCTCTAAAAGAGAAACCGTTAACACCAAATGGGAAAGATTGGAGCTTGAATCCTAAATCAATCCTACACAAAATGGCTGTTGCGTCAGAGCTTGTAGCTGACACTAAAACACCATTTAAACCAGAGCATATTGATGGGTTACTAGGTAAGGCTTTCTTGTTTAGCGCTCAGGTAATCAATGAGGCTGGTCGTGGTGCTAATTCAAATAAGCTTTACTACAAAGAGAAAGTAACCTTTGTTGGTGCATTAATGGATGGTCAAGAAGCCCCTGTGCTTGAAAAGACTAACCTTGTAATGATGAATGATCAAAATAACGCTCCACAAGCGATTAAAGAGATCCCAGCTCATATCAAGAACACCATTGCTCGTGCTAAAGAGTTTTCTGGTTCTGCGTTAGAAGCTCAGTTAGCAAATAGCGGTAATACAGACGGTGATACTGAGTCTACTGAGACAAAGGCTACCGAAACTGTTGACACTACTTCTGGTAATCAAGACTGGTAATCACGAACAGAGGGGGAAGTTTCGACTTCCCTTTTTGCATTGGAGAAAAGAATGGCTGTAAAAGATAGACGGTTTACTTGTACTGTCGGTAAAAAACAAATAACTGACTCCTTGATTGCTTGTGTTAACGACAATGAATACACAACTGATGAAGTTGTAGAAATAATTAAAAAACTAATTCTTTATTTACACAGAAAAGATAAGCCTAAACTGGCTGTTGTTTGGATGTATTTAAAACCTAAGTTTGAACATTATTTAAATCTTGAAAATTTCAAAAAATGGAGTAAGTAATTTGTTTAAAACCTATGGGGATAATAGATCTGTAGAAGAAGTAGAAGATTTCAATTTATCAGAACATAATAATATCCCATTTAAAAATATAGATCTCAGTGGTTATACAACAAATGATATTGTTGGTTTAATCGACGGTGACTGGTTGGCATATTCTGTTTGTTGCACATTATCAGAAGATGATGAAATGTATGTTGCAAAAGGTAGGATTAATCAGAAGATTGAGAATTTCATTAATACTTCTGGTTGTAATAAAATAATTATCTTTTGTGGTAGCACAGGTAATTTCAGATTGGATTTACCACTACCTAGACGCATTAACACCAAAGCCGATAATACTGGACGATACAAAGATAATAGACGAGACACAGAAGCACCTCCATATCTGCTTGAGATTAAGCAATGGATGATGAAGAAACACCCTTCTTGGTGGGCGGTAGGTCTTGAGTCGGATGACTGTATTGTGATCTCAAGTGTTTATTTGACTGAAAGAAGAATTAAAAGTTATATCTATGCTATTGATAAAGATTTCAATCAGATTCATGGTGGTGGATTAGCTATCGTCGGACACCAAGAAAGTCCTACATTATTCAAACCAAACGACGAGAATAGACTTGGTTGGTTGGAGATTGTACCTAGAACAATGGTTCGACAGGATGGATCAATTTATACAGTAAATGACGTTCGTGGTCACGGTGATAAGTTCTTGGTGTATCAATGTTTATCTGAGGATACTGCTGATAATTATTCATGTAAAAACTTCATGAAGAATAATTTTAATGCTGGTAACTTTGGTGACGTTAAAGCTGTTGAGTATATCAATCAAGCAACGAGTATTGAAGAGTTATGGACATTATATCTAAATCGATTTACAGAATTATTGCCTGAGTCCTTTGAATATGAGGTCTGGGATGGTAGTATCGTTGAGGCGACACCATACACTATGGCAGACCTGTATTTTAGATGTGCTTGTATGGTTAGAGAAGAGGGTAAACTTCCTACATTAACTGAGTATTTGAGAGGTATTATATGACAAAGTATCTTCTAGTATCTGCTTACGCTCGTGGAATAGCACTAGAAATTTCTCACATTGAGTTCCCTTGCCTTGAATCTCTTAAAAACTATCTATTTGATAATCATTATTATGATGAGGATATGTTTCAAGATTTCGTTAAGGGAAGGTCTGTGCCTGATCATGATGGTGAGTCGTGGGATAAACTAATTGAGGTAAAAGTTGGATAAAGTTAAGGAAATTGTTAATCAAAACAAGGATGTATGGAAAACAGAATCTGCATACTGGTCTTATATTCGTGGAGGGTTGAGGCGCGGTTTGTGGATGAGGAATCCAGTTAAGATTAAATTTAAAAATGATCGAAGAGAGCAAATTCTCAATCCAGACGAAGCAAAAATAGGAACTCGATGGGAATACATCTGGGGGAATAAGTGTGATCTGTGCTTGAATTGGTTTGCTCAAAATGATGTTGAGGTGGATCACAAGGTTGGACATCACTCACTTAGGAATAGGGATGATCTATTAAGCTACTTTGAGGCTATTGCCCTTGTTACTGCCGACGACCTACAACTTGTGTGCAAGGATTGTCACAAGATTAAATCTTACGCTGAACGAATGGGTATTTCATTTGATGAAGCAAAATTAACCAAACAGGTTATTGATATTGTTAATAATGGAAAAGATAAAGATTATCTATTGCAATTGGGTGTAACAAATGATAACATTCCCTCAACAAAAGATAAACGAAGGCTTTTATTGTTGGAACTACTGAGAGGTAGTTAGATAATTAATTTGGAGGAAATATTTGAGAACGAGAAAGTGGCATAGTAAAGCCATTGAACTAAAACAAAAAGGGTTGTCTAACTATGAGATTGCCCGACAGATATTTGGTAAGGCATCTAGAGAATCAACACTCAGGTATTTCTTCAATCAGCCAAATATTAAAACACAAATTGATAAAATTGACACATGCAAAATGTTGTTTTGGGATATTGAAATCACACCATATTTGTCATTTCACTTCGATAAGTGGGGAGTTAATATTGGTAATGATTATCACGTTACTGAGCAATATCTAATTTCACATGCTTGGTCTTGGGGTATTGATGGGGAAATCCAATCAGGAATCTTGACAGCCGAACAAGCGAAGAATCATGACGATTATGCATTGGTTGAGCAAGCTTGGAGCTTGTTAGACGAGGCAGATGTTGTGGTAGCACACAATGGTATCAAATTTGATGTTCGTGTCATGAATGGATTCTTCCTTAGACATGGATTACCACCTCCATCACCGTTCAAGGTTATTGACACCTATCGAATGGCGAAACGAAACTTTAAACTGACATCAAATTCATTGAAGTATTTGGCTAAGATGCTTGGTGTTCAACAGAAGTTAGATAGTGGTGGTATTGAGGCTTGGGCTGGCGCGTACTTCGGTGTTCAGGAGGATTTGGACAACATGGAGATCTATAACAAGGGTGACATTGAAACCTTACGTCAAGTTTATTTAAAACTTCGTTCTTGGGGTGGAAGTGGTGTCAATCTTGGAATGTTTAGTAAGCATTCAGCGGTTTGCCCATATTGTGCAAGTGATGACATTGTGATTGTTGAAGATGCTCACCATGTAACTACGGTTAGTAAATTTAATGTTGTACATTGTGGTAGTTGTGGCGGTAAGTCGAGATTGAGAAAGAGAGATCCACATGAAGTAAGTGTGACTCCACTTCGATAATCGCAAGGTAGGCTGACAGTGAGTTGGTCTACCTAATTAAAATAAATTACTAAATTAAAAACAAGGAGAATTATGTCTAATTCGGAAAATACTGAAAACGAATTCATTGAATTGAACGGTTATCAGGAGTTCTTACAGGGTGAATTTAAACAATCAGCTTTAGATTTTTTATACAAGTGTGGTCTATTAACTGAAACTTTATACTTAGATAACCCAGAAAAGTTCATTAGCAAAGTCGATACTCAGATGAATCAGGTAAAAGAAGAGCTGGCAGAAGTGCTTACAGCCATTGACCTGAATGTTCCTGAACACATTGATGGTCATGTCGATTCTATGTTTGTACTATTCAACTTCTTAGAAATGAATAAATATCTACAGCTCATGGAACAGGATCAGTTAGAAACGTTCCCTGTTGAGAAGCTACAGTTAATCGCAAACATTACAGATTATATCATTCAATATCCACTACCTAGATCGGTTACGGATGAGCAAATGATTACAGCCTGTAAGCGAATTGTAGAAAACAACAAACTTAAATACACGACTGACAAAGAAGTAGCTAAAGCTTGGAGACTTCCAGTTGGAGCAAGACGCGAAGGCATTAAGATTCAAGAAGTTGAGTATCAAGGCGTTGTTTATTATTCATTAGTTGATAAAAACGGCAAGATTCGTAAACATCGAGATTTTGTTGCTGTTGACTTATCAGATCTTGCTGGGTGAGGTGAAGATGGAAGGTTTGTACAAAACTCCTGTCTATGTGAGTTATGCTGATTTAGAAGATCCTGAAATCTCTAAATTGGTTGCAAGGCTTGGTCTGGATACTGTTTTAACAGAACTCTTTGGCTTTGATAAAAATCAAGTGGTTTCTGATGTTGAACCTTTTTACTATCAGGTAGAGACGTTTAAACATCGACAACGATTACAACCACATGCAATTGTAGAAGGTGATCGTTACTTAGGCTTTGAACGATTAGACAAAGCTTGGTTGAATAGTGGACTGGCTTCGGAAGAGGCTAAGATGTCTTCTAAGAATGATCGTGAATATTTACAAGAAATTAAAAGATTAGGGGGATAATTTAGCTTAAATGTTGGACATTAAGGTAATTAAAAAAAACGGTGAGCATGAACCCTTTGCATGTGAAAAAATTAAAAAAGCAGTTGAATTTGCCTGTGAAGGCTTAGATGTACAAGGGATTGTACTTGAAAGTAAATTTGACCAATTTATCTTCGACGGTGTTACGACAAGTGACATCCAAGAAAATCTAATTGAACATGCAAAGAATTTAGCATCACCAACAAGTCCAGATTGGGTGTTTGTAGCTGGGCGACTGGCTACGATGTCTATGTGGTCTAAACGTGACACGTATAGCATCCCATTTGACGTATTTGTGCGAGAAATGCAAAGGAAGGGTAAGTATACCCATCCAGCACTAAACTCTTACACGGATGAAGAGCTTCGCAAATACGGTGAGTTGATTGATGAGAGTTACGACTTGGCTCACTCAATTGCTTCGGTAATGACGTTCAAGTACAAATATCTGTTGCCAGAAGAGTGTATTCAACAAGCGGTTATGGTTGACACACTAATCTATGCTTCGGTTGAAACTGTTCCTTCGATGAAAGATTTCTACATCAAGAAATGGTACAAGCGCTTTGCTCAACGACAGATTAGTAAGGCAACGCCTCACTGGATGGGACTTCGTTCAAACGGAAATACAGCATCTTGCTTCATTCTAGATATGGATGACTCACGAGAATCTATCATGCAGACCGCATATGATGTGGCAATGATTAGTTCAAGTGGTGGTGGAGCTGGGCTATTTGCTGGTCACTTACGCGCTAAAGGCGATACTCTTATGGGTGAAGCTGATATTGCAAGTGGTGTTGTTCCGTTCATTAAGATTTTCAATGACGTTATTCTGGCATTCAACCAGAAAGGAAAACGAAAGGGTGCTATTACAGTTTCTCTACCGATCTTCCATGCCGACATTGAGGACTTCTTAGAGATTAACTCTGAGACTGGTGACTTACGTTCTAAATCATTCGATATTCAACCACAGGTGAACATCCCTGATTTGTTTATGAAAATGAAGGACGAGGATAAGCTTCAAACATGGTACACATTTAGTCCTTACGAAGTTGAATCAAAACTTGGTATCAAGCTATTTGACGTATTTAATGATGAGTTTGAAAATGCTTATCGTGCTTGTGTTGATGCTTACAAGGCTGGAAAATTAACAATTGTTCGTGAATATGTGGTTATTGAACTATGGAAAACTATTCTTAAAAAGGCAGTTGGACATGGTACACCATATATCACTTGGATTGATGCTGTAAACAGAACTAATCCAAATAGTCATGCTGGTAATATTTATTGCTACAACTTGTGTACTGAATCAAACAGTATCTTCAAGGCTGGTCAATATGCACACACTTGCTCACTTCTGTCAGCGGTTGTTGGTCGTATTGAGTTGAGTGATTTATCAGATGTTGGTGCGGATTGTACACGTATTCTAGCAAACAACTTGCTATTGACTACAGCACCTATTGGGATCTCAGCAAACCATATTCGAGACGTTCGATCAATTGGTATTGGTATTCAAGGACTAATCGACATTATTGCTCGTGAGAATCGACATTATGGAGATTTAGACTTCTTAACCGAAGTTGCTGAACGAATTATGTTTGGTGCGGTGAAAGAGAATATCCAGTTAGCCAAAGAGCGCGGTAAGTATCCACTTTATGAAGGAAGTAAGTGGGAATCTGGTGAGCTATTTGATGCTTGGATTCGTGACAGTGTTTGTTCGGATCTAGATTGGAGAGAGTTAAAGCGTCTTTGTGGAATTTATGGTGTATACCTAAGCCACTTGACAAGTCCAGCTCCAAACACATCTACATCAATCGCAATGGATGCTCATGCGGGTGTAATGCCTCCATACGGTGCGTTCTTCTATGAAGATAACACCAATGGTAATTTACCTGTTACATCGATGTTCTTAAAGCAAAACCCTATGCGTTATGCTAAGACAATTGGTAAGTTTATTCCAGCGGAATTGACTAAATCAGTTGGGGCTTTACAGAAGTTTGTTGACACTGGTATTTCGGCTGAATATGTCCTAGACATGAACTCACAGGAAGTGACGGCTGAAATGGTTGATGACTTGTACAACCAATCATGGATTGAAGGCAATAAGGCTGTTTACTACTTGAGAACAATTCTTGAGGGTGAAACATTGGTTAAGGAAGATGACGGTTGTGCTTCGTGCGCGGGTTAATCGGGGGAGGGGAAACCCTCCTTTTAATTTAAGAGGAAATAATGAATTTAAATATTGAAAAGATTAATCCTGTTTATCGAGAGATTAAGCTCGTTACAGCACCAATCTTTAATGAGTCTGGAACAGATGATTATGATGACCAGTTATTAATTGGCGGTAATCCAACTGGTATTGCTAACATGAATACGGTTAGACATCAATGGGCTGTTCGTATCTACAATAAAATGTGGGAGCAGTTCTGGACACCAAGTAAGGTTGACATGACAGCCGACAGGATCACAAAGAATCAGTTGACCAATGATGAGTATTTTTCAGTGAAGGAAACTCTTGGATTCTTGATCTTCATGGATAGTTTCCAGATGAGAAACCTACCCAATATCTTTGATCCAGTCACAGCGTCTATGGTTACAGCATGTGGTGAGGTTCAGGTTGCTTTTGAATCAATGCACACACAAGCCTATCAGTTTATGGCAGAGGTTTTAGTTCCTCCGACTGAGCGTGATGCGATTTATAACCGTTGGAAAGAGTCACCAGCTCTGGCAAAACGTATTCGTACAATTGCTAAGATTGCTCAGGATTACATCGATAATCCAACTCTTGATAACTACTACAAGATTTTAGTTGCAAACTTGATTCTTGAAGGGTTGTATTTCTATCAAGGTTTCAACTTCTTTGATCAATTAGCACACCGAAATCGTATTGTTCAATCAGCAAAACAGATTGACTATATCCGTTAAATCACCTTAGCGGCTTTTAGTGGTGACACTAATCGAAAACCAAGAGGAATCGGTGGAAGCCTAAGTCAATATTTAAATGTATTGATATGGTAATACCGAGGTTGTATACTGTAGAAATTTCGTTAAAGGAGTTTCTATGGAAGTTAGAATTCACCCATTCTCAGGGTATATATTTACAGAAGACGGAGAGGTTTATAATCCTAAAAATGGATACAGATTAAACCCTCATGTTGATAGATGTGGATATTGTAAAATAGGTGTTTATGTTTGCTCTAGTGGTTATGTACACAGGGGAATGCATGAGGCATTTATTGGAGAGATTGAGAGTGGTATGCAAATAAATCATATAGATGGAAACAAGCAGAATAATCACATTTCTAACTTGGAAAAAGTAACAAGGTCTGGGAATATTAGACATGCTTACGACACTGGCTTAATGGTTGGTGGAAAGGGTTCTAATAACTCCATGTCCAAGATTACTGAGGTTGATGTTCTGGAAATATATCAAATGATTGAAGATGGTAAAACTAACACAGATATTGCTAATCTATATGGTTTGCATTCAAGATATGTTTCTCTGATTCGACATGGTAGAAGATGGAAACATTTATATGATGAATATTATACAACCGTAACGACTATCGAAACCACGCTTTAGCGGAAGGGAGTAGAGTACACTCAAGCGAGTGGAAGCACTTGGGGGCTACGTTGTAGTCCGTGATATAGTCTGCTCTATATGGAAACATATAGCTGCACGTAATGGTGCGGAGAGTATCTAGCGAATGCTCTTGAACATTAAGGAGAGATGAGTACACTCACATGGGTTTATTTATCAACATGATCAAAGAACTTGGTGTTGACGATGAATTAATCATTGCCATGTTTAAAGAGGCTGTTGAAGGTGAAATCGAGTGGTGTCATCACAACTATGGAAATAGAATCTTAGGTATTACAGAGAAATCATCAGAGCAATATGTTAAGTATTTAGCGAATGATCGTTTGGCTCGACTAGGAATTGATCCTATTTACGAGGGTATTGAAAACCCTTATCAACACTTAGAGAATGCATCTCTTTCAGGTGGTAAGCGTGAGAACTTCTTTGAATCAACTGTGACAAGTTATATTCAAGCAGACATGCTAACTGGTTGGGAAAAACTCTAATTCAGGTTGACAATCTCACAATAATTTATTACATTATAGTTTCAAGTTAATTTGTGAGATTGTTTGTGTCAAATATTAAAAGAGAGGGATTTGGTTTGTCTAATCGTAAAACTAAACATGATCCAAAGTTGCCGTTGTATTTAATTGATAAAATGCGTAAGGACTCGAAAAAGAAGATCAAGGCTTTTCGACACAATCGAAGTCGCCAGATTTTTATGAAACGACATTATGACCAAGTTCCAGATGATAATCGTGTTTTAGATAATCGTCAAAATGAAGATTTTCAAGGGGGTATTCATGAGTAGCATTGTTCTTCCATCGGAAGGATTGCATGTTGCAATTCACTTAGTCACGGAATCATGTGACCATTATAATATGTTACTACATTTCACTGATTTAGATGAGTTTTTTGAAAAAATTAAAGGTCAAATTGGTGATGAAATGGCTCATATTTCAAATCATTTCATTTCAACAAATATTAAAGAGTTTGATGAATTTCTAACACATTGCCTTAGTGCGTTGATTGATCAGGCTTATGTTGAATATGAGCGAAAATGGCAAGAGGAAAATAGCTAATGAGTAATGTTCAGGAACAACAATACTTAGATATTGTTTCAGAATTAAAGCACGAAGTATTGAATGGTGGATTAGAACCTGTTCGTGATAATCATTATCGAGCGCGTTTAATTGGTCGTCAGATGCGATTTGACCTATCCAAAGGCTTTCCGCTACTAACCCACAAGCGAGTGTTCTTACGTGGCATTTTCGAGGAATTGATGTGGTTCTTGCGAGGTGAAACTCACAACGACAAACTACTTGAAGTTGGTGTTAAAATATGGAATCAATGGAAAGATGCTTTAGTTCCTTATGGTTATGAGTCTGGTGATTTAGGTGCTATCTATGGTGAATCGTGGCGTAATTTTGGTGAAGTACCAGAGACCATTGTTAACAACGATTCATATGCGGAAGAGGATGTTTGGGGTGGTGGTCAAGAGGGTTTTGACCAGATTAAATGGGTGATCAATGAGATTAAGACTAATCCAGCATCGTCACGGTTGATTGTGTCTGCTTGGAATCCTCATGTTCACTGTAAAGCTGGTAAATCAGCATTACCACCATGTCACACGATGTTCCAATTCTTTGTGAAGAATGGAAAGTTGTCTTGTCAATTGTACCAACGAAGTGCTGATTTCCTAATTGGTGTACCGTTTAATATTGCAAGCTATGCTTTACTGACTCACATTATTGCGGAAGAATGTAACTTGGATGTTGGTGAGTTTATTTGGGTTGGTGGTGATATTCATGTGTATGGTGATCAGGTTGACTTCTTAGAAGAAATCGAATCAGCACAAACATATCCATTCCCAACTTTAAAATTTAAAGAGCGAACTCGTAAGCGTGAATTTGATCAGTATCAATGGCACGATATTGAGATTGAAAATTATCAATGTGGATCAACAGTAGTAATTCCTGTTAGCACATAAAACTTGATTTAATATCAGAAGTCCATTATACTAGCTATAGTGGGCTTTTATTTTTTATACTGAGGATGTGATAATGTTGGATAAGTCTAAACCCTACAAGATTTTAATCACAAGCAATGATAATCTTCGTATTATCTATGATTTACTGGTCAAACTTGGATATAAATTTTACAACACTGCTGAGTTTTACATTGAAACTGGTGCTAAGATATTTTACCCAGAACCTAACCAGTGGTCGGCTTGGATTGCTGATTGTGTTGAGGGTGAATTGGTTGTTGAATACGATATTCATGATGATCATTTTGACACTGTTGTTTATGGTGTGGCTATAGAAGATCATCAGGTGTACACTGAGTTAACAATTGGTAAACTTAAAGAATATCTGAGTCATTAAAACTTGATTAAAATAAGAGCTTCTGCTAAACTTCGGTTTAGCGGGGCTTTTTTGTTTTTGGAGTTAGATAAATGCTATGTAATTTATCAAAGAAAATTGTTACTGTTGAATATGTTCCACCAGTTATTGATAAGCGTAAGAATTATAAAATCTTACTTCAAGATGATTTTCAAATAAGAGCTGTATATGAAAACTTGATAAATCGCGGATATTTAGATTCTTTTCATATTAGCTCTGTTATCGGAACTGGAAAACCTGTAGGGTTCTTCTTAACTGTGTATAATGGTCGAGCTATGTTTGCTAGATTTATAGATCCTGTTGATTTTCATGACCATACCAACTACGAAGAAATTGATTGGTTTAAACTTATTAAGGATGGAGTCCATAGTGTTTGATATTACTAATAAATATAAAGTATTGGTTCTTGATGAGTTCCAATTAAAGGCTGTTTACTCATCAATTATTGCGCTTGGTTATACTGATATTATGTCCTTAGACAGCTATATTGAGTTGAATACCACATCGTTTTATTTATATGTGAGTGAGTATGATGGTAAAGGTATTGTTTCTTACTGTGAAAGATTAGATTATTTTGAGAATTTGACTGGTGAAAACTCTTCTAGTTTCTCTGAAATCTACTGGTACGATTTGGTTAAAGAGGCTGGGGTTCTAGTATGATTGATAAGCGTAAGAAATACCGTATCTGGGTTCGTGATCGGTTTCAATCTAAGGTGGTTTTTAATATCATTAAGAATCTTGGAGCTAGACCAAACTATGACTTAGATCATTATGTTGAAGATCGTGCGATATTATTTTATTTTGTTGAAGGTCATTTTGGATATTCTAACAACTTAGATAAAGCCCTGAAATACGAAGAGTGTGGTGATTATGATGACTACATTAAAATGGAGTGGTGGGAATTTTACAGGGCTTATCATTCAATGTCTGTTGGGAGCGTAGTTTGTGATTGATAAAACTAAAAATTATCGAATTTGGACTAAAGATGCATTCCAGTGTGAAGTGGTGTTTAATATACTTAAACAACTTGGTAGTGATCCAGTTCGTAATCTTGATCATTATATTGGTCTGGGTTGTGTGGCAATGTATTTTCATCGAGGTAGGAGTTTCAGTTATTCAAATAATTTAGATATAACTACAAGTGATGAAGAAGCGGGTAAATACGACAGTTATATTAAAATGGACTGGTTTGAGTTCTATAGAGCTTACACTGAGGGTGTGATCAATGGTTGACAGGGTTTTTGATACTTCAAAACGATACAAGATTTTAGTGCGAGATGATTTTCAGATCGAAGCTGTTTTGCGGTCTGCAAAGATGTTGGGTTATTTTTATTACCATGATATTCGAGATTACAAGTCCGTAGAGGCTAGGGTTTTCTTTCTTAGACCAAACTATTCAAACCGAGCGTTTATGACGAGAGATGGTAGATATTATTGTGAAGTTGGTTTTGAGATAAAAGAACATTATTTTGACACAACCGATTCAATCCCTTTAGAGTGGTATGACTTAGCAAAAATGGTGAATTATGAAGTTCAATAAATGGAAAGATTATAAAATTAGAGTTTATGATAATTTCCAAGTCCATGCTGTGATGGAGTTAGCAAAACAATTGGGTTATCGGTTCTATGGAGATCCTGACTACTATATAAGAAATAACATAGTTGTTTTTTATTTAAGGGTTGAAGATGGTAGTCTTGAAACTGGTTGGGATAAGATGGAACATTGTTATGATCGAAGTAATAATATTCCTTTGGAGTGGTATGATTTAGTAAAATTTGTAGGTGAGAAATGCACAAGTTAATTATTGATGTTGAAGCAACGTGTTCTATGGATGGATCAATCACTTTTGAGACATCAGAAATCATTGAAATTGGGGCGGTATTGGTAAGTGAGGATGGTTATATTGTTGATACCTTCCAGAGCTTTGTTGAGCCATTTGTAAATAAACAACTATCTGGCTTCTGTAAAAGATTGACAAATATTAGTCAAACTGATATAAGTAAAGCAGATACATTAGATATTGTTTTAATTGATCTTTGTCATTTAATTGCTTATCACTTTGGTAAGAATTGTAATATTGAATTTTGCTCTTGGAGTGACTTTGATGTTGTGATCATGCGAAGACAAATGAATGATATTAACTCAAGACGTAAGAAGAAAATTGGTATTGGTTTGACAGATAACTTTAGAGATCTACAAGCTGAATTTGCTAGAAAATATAAAACTGGTAAGAAGCGGATTGGATTGAAGAAAGCTGTTGAATACTTAGGGATGGAATTTGCTGGGGATCAGCATAGAGCCATTGATGATGCATTAAATACGGCACGTGTTGCCATGTATGGTGAGAATTTATTATGTACCGCGTGATTGTAGATTTAGAGGCAACCTGTTGTGAGAACAACGAGTTTCAGCGAAATAAGATGGAAATCATCGAGATTGGTGCTGTGATGTTGGACGGTAATGGTGTTCAGCTTGGGACATTCCAGTCCTTTGTTCGACCTGTTTATAATCCAGTGTTGACAGACTTCTGCAAGAATTTGACTGGTATTAGTCAAGAGTTTGTAGATCACGCACCACTGTTCAATTCGATAATTGATGATTTTTATCGTTGGGTTTATAGTTTTGATCAGAATATTGGTGTCATCCTTGAGTCTTGGGGTGATTTTGATAAAAATATTTTAAATCGTGAGATGAGAGATAAGTTAAACTTCGCTGATTGTATGACATATTCTAACTTAACGGCAATCCACATTAACTTGAAAGAAAAGTTTGCACGTGACAATAGATGTAAACCAATGGGTGTAAGTCGCGCATTGTCTAAATTAGGTTTGACCTTCATTGGGAATCATCACCGCGCTTTAGATGATGCATTGAATATCAAGCGGATCGCTTACGGTGAGTAAGTTAGTTCACAATTTATTAAATCAAGCAGAAAATTTATTTAATTTAATTTTCTGCTTGTCTTTTATCACATTATTAGTTACAATGACTTATAAATTAATCTAGGAGTTTCAATGAAACCTACATCATTGGCTGACTTACAACTTAACCGTGAATTACTTGGTGCTAACTCAGCACTAAATGTGATGCCAGTAAATGCATTACAACCAAGTAAGACATATCGTTCAATTCGTAACGATGAAATCCGTCAAGTTATTAAACAGATGGGTTTTGAGAAGGTTGTAAACCCTTCCGATCTTGAGTTGGATTATGTCAACTCGGTATTCCAAAATAAAGGTTTCCATCAAATCGATTCTGTAACTTTTGAGTCTGTTAAGAATATTGCAAAGACTCAGTTTGATGACCTTAACAACAAAATGAAACAATTCCTTCAAAGCATGAATGGTGTTGAAACAACTGGCATCTATGACTTGATCAGTGAGGTTTCAACTGGTGTTAAGAATGCAGACCTTGAAGGTATCTTCAATAAAGCTGTTAATGCCAAACCGTCATTGCTTGCATTATTCTTATCCTTATTTGATAAGAATGCGAAAGATCGTTCTATTGCGAGTAAATTGACTGAGTTATCACAATCAATTGGTATTAAGTCTGGTAATCTTGACAATGTATTGTCGGTTATTGAGGATAAGCTTAAACAACAACAATCTCAACAAGAGAAGAATATTCTTGAATTAGAGAAGACGTTTGAGGTATACTACAATGCCTTCATCGAGCTTCGTAAGCAGTTTGCATTAACTGTGTATCTTGAGTATTCATACAAGGCTCAGTTAGATCAATATAAAGTAGAGCATCAGAATGTATCTGACTTGATGATCAACAAGCAAGCGATTGACTATGAGAATATTTATACAGATATTCAAAATAAACGTGCGATCCTACAGAAAGCGTTAGCTATGTTGCCAATCATTCACACTCAAAACGTGAACTTGGTGCAAGTGTGTAAGACGCTTCTTGGTGAGATTGATAACACTCTAACCCATAGTTTCCCTATGATTCGAGCTAATCTACATACTGTTGCTAAATCAATTTCAGCACAACGTGCAATGATTGGTAATGAGAATGCTAAAGATCTTGAAGAGAATATTGCTAACATGGCAAGTATGGCTACGGCTAACCTTGCAGTTAAGGCAACAACTCTTGCTTCAAGCGCTCGTTTACGTGAAGCAAACACTGTTAAGAAATTAACAAGTGACTTAAAAAACTTGCAAAATCAATTAGATTCTGCTAAGATGCAATCTCAAAATGAAATGGCTCAAGCGCATCAGATTATGATGACTGCTACAGATGAGCTAAAAGAAATTTTCAAAGTTTAAAACTAGGAGTATTAATGTTACAGTTCGATTTATGTAAAGAAGCATCAGCACCACTTTCGTTTTCTCTATCTAAGATTCAGAAATACACTGTTGAGCTTCATTGGGATTCAAAGCAAGACTTAGATGTTCATGCTATTGGTTTGGTCAATGGTAAGATTACATCGGTACAGAATATTTTATCTACATATAACCCTCAGTTGGTTTTGTGTGAAGATGTAACAAAACGTCGAACTGTTGGTTCTAAACAAGCCTTCCAAAATGAATCTGGAAGTTTGAAACACTTTGGGGATAGTCGCACTGGTATTCAAATCAGTGGTCAAGCACCAGATGAAGTATTGGAAATTGATCTTCCTAAGTTGGTCAATGGTGAAAATGAAGTATCATTCTTCGTTACAAGCCATCCACCAAATAAGGTTAAGTTCTCTGAGGTCAACGATGCTAAGTTGATTATCAAAGATGACTCTGGTGAAGTTTTGCTTATTGCTAACTTAACTAGCGACTTTGACCAGTACGACATGGTTCAAATGGGTAGCTTAGTGCTTAATCCAGCAAACCAAGCTTGGGAATTTAACCCTGTAGCTGTTGGTCTAAATGGTACATTCAACGACATTATGGCAATGTTACAGTAATTTGGAAAGGGGCTGAGAAGCCCCAATCTCTGAGGATTTAAAATGAGTTCTTTAGCTTGGGTGATGGGTTTGTTATTCATTTCTTCTATGGGGTTTCATTTCAGTAATTTAGTTGATATTGACAACGACATGCTAATATTTATGACTATTGTTGTTTGTGGGTTGTATTCAGTCGTTGTTGGTTGTATCGACGATAGTATTAAAAAATAAGGGGTAAAATTTGTTACAGTTTGATTTGGTAAAAAGTACAGAAGTCTTACAGTTTGCTTTAGAGAAGCGGAATATTACGGAGATTGCTCCATGTCAAGTGAACCTTACATTTGATGTAAGTTATAGCTTCGACGATGAACACTGCGCTGGATACACACAGGCTTTGTTAAACCGATTTGTTCCATTTGCAATGTTGTTTGACAAAGACAAGACTCTAGGTAGTTATGTGTTTGCAACACGTGCCGAACAATTAGTTGATATTAATATAAGCAACTTTAAAGATTATATTCGTCGTCAAGTTCAAACTTGTTCAACGTATAATGGTGGAACAAGCTATGTACCAATCTTTAATCTCTTGATTAACGAATGTCGTACACCAGCCGTTGTAGAGCAACCAAAACAAAGCGGTGGATTATTCTCTCGTTTGTTTGGTAAGTCTACTAAGGTTCAAGATCCTGTAGCACAACCAGTTGTTGATAAACACCTTCACTTCTTTGTGACTGATGGTGAGGCTGGTGATCAAACACGAGCTAAAGAATTGCTAGACGATTTAACAGCACAAAATAAAAATGCATACTTTGTATTTATTAGTGTTGGAAATCGTGAGATCTCATTCTTACGTAATTCGTTCGGTGGAACAGATTATTCTGACTACCTAAACTTTACATCGGCAGAATTGAAAACTCTGCAAAGTATGCCAGATGAGCAACTTTACGATCTTTTACTTACAGACACTCTGATTGAGTGGATGAACCGTTAATAACTTGGAGTTATAGATGTTTGATTTTATTTTCTTGATCGATTGGTTGATTGTCTTAAAGATTGTCGGTGTTGATTTAATTCTTGGTATTGATAATGCGATTGTTATTGCCTTAGCGTGTGCTGGATTGGCGGAAGGTGTTCGTAACAAGGCAATCTTAATCGGTACAGGAGGTGCTATTCTAGCGCGTATCGCCTTCTTATTCATTGGCTTTACCCTACTAGCACTACCAGCCGTAAAATTCATTGCTGGTGCTTATTTGGTGTATCTAGCCTACTCACTATTGACCAGTCAGGATGAAGGTGATCCAGACATTAAAGGTAAGTCAAGTATGTGGGGTGCAATTGGTACGATTGTTCTAGCCGATGTGATGATGAGTTTAGATAACGTTATTGCTGTAAGCTCTGCATCTGGTGGGAGTGAACATGGTTTTGCATACTCGGTATTCGGTATTGCTCTAGCTATTCCAATTATCATCTTTGCTTCTAAGTTCTTACTTAAAGCACTTGATAAGTTCCCTGTCATTATGTGGCTTGGATCAGCATTGATTGCATACATTGGTGTAGAGCTTCTATTGAAAGAGAATCTTGTGAATGAGTTTATTGTTGGTTTAGGTGTTAATCATCTTGCAACAATCATCACGGTTATCACAACAGCCGTTACAGTTGGTTTGGCATATTTATCAACTTATAAAAATAAACTTGCATTATAAAGTAAAGTTAGATAGAATGGGACGCATGGCTTAGGCTGTGCGTCTTTTTTATTTGGAGTTAGATAAGTGATCCTGAGAGCTATTAATTTACCAATCGGATTTATTTCGTATTACATCACTCGTAAAGATGGTTATTACTACGTGATGTATGATGATCGTAAAACAGGACTGGCTCGTATTGGAATGTCAGTCAATCTTCGTTACTGCTTGTTTGTGATTAAATATCATATCCGTAACACTAAGAAAGTTGCTTTTACAACAGAAGAGATTTTTGATTTCTTCACCACTTGGCAACTATACGACTTTACAAACGTCAGCTTTGAGCCACGTAAGAGTGTTGAATTTAAAGATGACGGCAACGATAAGGATTTACCGTTTTGATTACACTTAGACAGTTGGTTAAATTTAAATCTAAGAATCGTGATGATGGTGTATACATTGTCCGTGAAATTAGATACAATGGTAAGGCTCTTATTGAGTCAACAGAAGATAAATCTTATTATATTATCGATTTAGATGATATTGAAGGGGTTAAGAATGATCAGGATTGAGAGAACTTCTCGATTTAAAATTAAAATTCCATCTGAGCAAGATGGTTATACCATCCAAGAGAAACTATTTTCTCTAGGTTGTTATTGGAGTTTCGACAGTAGCCGACTTCGTAAACTACGTGGTGTATTTGGTGTTGGTATCTCTGAAAACCGTTCGTTGTATTTAATCCCATTTGAAGCTGGGTACAATGAAGTAAACGACAAAGAAATTATACTCTCTGACTTAGGGTGATTTATTGAGAGAAGTCCAAGCACTATCTGTTATTAACGAACCTATAACTAGGGAATTAGGAAATCTAATCGATGAACATTAAAGTTGGGAAAATCTATCCTTATTTGTTTAGCTCTGGCACTGATCGATTCCCGACAGTTGGGATGCAAACTATTACCGATGTTGGAGATATGTGTGTTTGTGGTACAACAGGTCTTGTAGGTGTAAAATGTAGAGCCGAAGTAAGAACCATTTGTGGTGAAGTAAACACCTTCACAACCATTGTTTATGATGAAAAGGACTATGATTACGTAAACAAGGTTCGACGTAATCATTATGTGAAAAGACTAAGAAATAGTATTGTTTCCCATCTCGATGTGTATGGTTGGCTTGGTAGTCGCTTATTGCGAAGATTGGAAATTTACAGCTATTATGTAGCTAAGATGGTTGATATTGATGATGATGAAATCTCTGATATGTCGGTCACATTGGTTAAGGTGTACGCTCACATTTTAAATAATAGTTCAAATTATAATGAAGGTGTACAAGTACCAGCTCACTTAGTAGAGGAACTAAAAAGCTATGACCTCATTACCTCTTGATGTTAAGGCTGGTGATAGACTATTCGTTTATCGTATTAATCAGACAAAATACAAGCTTAAAATACAAGTTGCCAGTGTGGATGGATCATGTGTTGTCTGCACTGACGGCTGGTTTTATGATGTTTCGTGGTGTAAACCTATAGTTAGAATTAAAGGAATTATTTCATGAGTAAATCTGCTGAAAAAGTTGTGTTGTTTTCCTTGATGTTAGTTGGTGCTTTCTTTATTAATTTGCACCAGAAGGGTTTCTTCATTGGCTAAGAAAAAGAAACGTAAGAATAGAAACCCTGTAAGTAAAAACTTGCACAAATTCAATAAACCAAAAGTATTCATTGACCGAAAGAAAGAAGGGAAGAAACACCCTAAAGAAGTCGATGATTATGAATGACGGAGGTGTAAAATCGCTATTTTAAGTCGGAGTCGTGTTGCTCCAAAATTAAACTCTTACTCTGCTTTAACATTTAGAGAGATCCAGTGCTCTTCTGGAATTGGCTTTGAGGCACACTCAAGTCGAGGAAAGCTGGTAGCATCTCTAAAAGGCGCTCTATGTAATGCTCTGGTTAAAGGTCGTGTCTATACAGTAAATGAAGATGATATTCAGTGGTTACGAGATCAATTAATTGAGCGTTCACGTGAAGTTATTTTATTAAATGGGGAAGCGGATGTACAAGGGTAAGAAGGTTATTCAAATTGTAGCTTGTGGATCTAACTATGAAATCGGGAAAGATAATCGATTGTTATGGAAGATCCCAGAAGAGATGAAGTTTTTCACTTCTACTACAATGGGAAATGTTCTATTGATGGGGCGTAAGACTGTTGAGAGTTTGCCAATTCAATTGAAAGGTCGAAAAATAATCAAAGCATCTAGAATTGATGGTCTAACTGATCAAGAGTCTATTGACAAGGCTTTAGATAATTGTGTATTATGGTCAGACATCATGGGGTTAGATAAGATTTTTGTTGCTGGTGGGGCTGAGATTTATAAGCAAACTAAGCAATATACTGATGCTGTTTATATGAGTATCATCAATCAATCTTTCCCTGATGCAGATGCACACTATGAAGATTTCAGCTTTGTTTTTAACAATGTTGAAACTGTTAAAGAACATAGTGAATTTACCACATATTTATACCACTGAGGTTGTTATGAAAAAGAACACTACTAAAGCTCAATTTATCCAGCAATTTCCTTCAATCACTCCAAGTGTTTTAGACTCAGCAATTGAATTATTTGGAGGCTGGGGAAAAATGAAAGATCATTTTTTCAAACATCGTGGTTTATTTATTGACCGAATTGAAGGTTTGACAAATGAAAAAATCACTTCTGCTTTTTCTGGTCATGGTCGATGGATTCACGACATGATTATTGGATCTTCTAAGCGTCCACTACTTCGTGAACGAACAAGCTTCATGCGTTTATTTGACACCACTGGCGCTGGTCATCAAATGAACATGACTAACTTAGGAAACTTTGAATATGCTCTTGTAAATCAGAGTGAGTACAGTCAACCAGTAGTGCGAAAGGTTGTCGCTATTTCAACCCTATTCGTTCTTAAAGAAATTGGATCATTGATCAACGGTGAATAATATGAACATTTCTACCATGAGCTACAACATGAGTGAATTTGTAGCTTCTGTTGAGCAACACACACCAGACTTTGTTGTGTTTGACGACTTGGTAAGTGGTATTACTGTTCACTCAGTCTATTTTATTGAAAATGCTGGGAAGAAGGAAATTAAGATTCAAGACCAATCAATTGATAAGTTTTTGAATCATAATGAGTTCTTTGATAAGCACACATTTATTCGAGGTTTTACGCTTGTCAAAAAGTAAAATTGAAGTTTTTGATAAAGTAAAATCTGGTGAAGTTATTGTTGGGCACTATAAGGGAGTCAATAGCGACTTCCTTTATAGTGTTGAGAATGATATGTTCACTTGGTTTTACTCTTCAACATTAGGAACTTGGTTTAAGAAAGAAGAGATTAATTTCGCTTGACTATTCGTATCTAAATCATGTAATATCATTTTAGATACAGGAGAACTGCTATGTATGCTAATTTACAAGATATTACTTCGGATGACGTTGAGTTTTTCGATGACAATATGGTAGGTATCGCTTTTGATGGCTCACCGTTTCATGATTTTTTTGTTAAATACGAACTAGATCTAGACGTTACTAAATCAACCAATGGTGTTGGTGGTGCTACTTTGGATTACTTTGTAAATGAATTTAAAATAGTCGAAGTTCAAGATTATGATGAGATACCAATCGACATGGATAAAATTGACAACTTCAATGTGTTCCGAAACAAACTAGAAAAGATCTTAGTAGATCTACACCTCCCATCTTAATAGCACAGCCCACAAAAAGTGGGCTTTTTAGTACACTTGATACCACTAGGAGGGTATATGTTAATCAATGAAGAAGTAGTAATCAGCACAGTTTCAGCCGTTCATTTAAAGTTGGAGCTAAAACGTCAGAACGGTCTGACTCCACAACAAGTTAGTGATAATGACGATGCTCAAGTACAAAGTGTGATCGACACAACCGTTCTACAGGTTAAGAAAATGTTTGAGTCTGGTGAGGCATTAACTAAAGATCAAATGGAAGATCTTCGTAATTATATGGAAGAGGAAAACAAAAAATCTTTAACCAATGCTTTAGATACACTAGCGTTTATTGAAGTTGCAATCACTTCAAATATGTTTGACTGTGTATCTAAGGTCAACATTGATGTTGAGTATGCTCTTGAATATATCAAGCTTCGTAAAGAAAAGATTGCTGAGTGTATGGAATATGCTTCGGCTAAGTTCTTGGAGTTTATACCGTGAGTGATAACACTGCTGAAAAAACCAAACAGATTTCACCAGAATCACAATTACCATCATAAAACTAAGGGGGCTTATAGCCCCCTCTTTTACGCCTGTAGCTCAGTGAATCATTTCAGCTACCCTACTAACGTTATATCTGTAATCAACCACCATATCCACCAAAGCTTTCGCTTTAAGCCATCTCTCAAGACCTTCTCTGGTATCAAACTCTTTAACCCCTTCCACACCACTCTCGACAAGGTATTTATTGTCACCAACTTCTCGAATACCTGAATTGTTTTCTAGTACAGATTTGAAGTTATAGTCCAGTGGCTTGCCATCTCGGTAGCTAACTTGGCTAAGATACATCTTCTCTGCCAGCACCCAACCACCCTTGTCTTTTAGAACTATGTTCGCAAGCTCTTTGCCCTTATCGATATTCAATTGATGCAACAAGGCTTTGCTACGCTCTGTGAATATTAATCCATCTTCTGTAATAAATTGGATGTTTTCTTCACATGGTACATAGTCCAGCATATATGTCATCAAATCTTCTTTATTGATCACGATATTAAATTCTTCACCGTATTTATCTTTTGGATCAGAAGGTATCGCTTTAATGATCGGCTCTTGTTTAATTTCAGGATCTTTGTGAGCAACATTACTCATATAATCCTGTAGAGTGGTGATGTTATCCAATGTAAGCGGTTTGCTTGCATCAATTATTCTGTAATAACCTTTCTCTGGATTACCAGCCATTAGTGCTAGTAAACGAGCAAACGAATAATTAGATCGTTTATTTTTAAAGTTACTACTAATTTGACCACCAGCAAGTTTATCATTTTGATACACCCGAAGTTCACGACCATTTTTTGGCATTGTAAACTTTATAGTCTGATGTAATAACCGTAGTCGCTTGAGGGTGACTGTATTCAATAACACCATCTGGACGAGTGGTAATTTTGAAATCTGGATCAGTTATAGTGATTGTCATGAGGATTCTCCTTGAGGAACTAACAACCTATAAATCATATTAATGATTCAGATAAATAAAAGCAATAGGTTAATAAACGATCATTGTTAAGTTTTGTTCATTTATTGATCATTATATATCTCAGGCATTAAAAAGCGCACCCTGTCGGTGCGCCTGTTGTTGGTTAGAATCTTAAACGTCTAGGATCATGTTGGTGATACCATCGTTCATTTTCTCTAAGTTCTTGTGGTTGTACCATCAGAGTGTCACTATGTAATTCTGAGCTAAAATATTCTCTAAGCCTACGAAGTGTTTCTGAACTCATAATACCAGATCCGTTAGCGTCAACCATACTGTTTTCTCTGGCTCTCCGAACTGACTCAGCATCAATAATTTCTTGCTCTCTTGCAGTTCGTCTACGTTCATACCTATCTGTAACATAGTAACCACGACCAGCATCAATCCTTACTTCTATTGGTTCAGGTATAGGTTCTGGTTGGCTTGGTAGATAAGGAGCATCATAATAATCATCAGCTAGTACGTTAGACAAATCAAAACTAAATCCACTGTGTCGCCAAGAATTTACATTTTTTGGTTTATCATTGAGTTCAATATCCTTTAGGAAAGAATCAATAGTTACAGAAATAACAGTACAACTATGATTCACTGGATCGTAATTATTCCAAGACCTCAGACCATGAAAACTCCTGATATTATCTCGACTAACACTCACTAATGCAGATTGTTTATCCCCATTTGGAGAAATCATAACTATCATTAATTTTTTGTTGTCATGGTGTAGGGTGACTTCAAAATATTCTCTAAGGTGATTCATAAAGGTGAATCCAGTATGATGACCATCATCATCCACCAGTTTATTCAACTCTCTTCGATGGGCTAATCTTAACAGTGTGTCAAAAACTCTCACAATAATATCCTTTAAAGAAGACCGCTTACGCGGTCTGTTTTGCTGTGTGAGAAACTAAATGATCAATCTTAATATTAGGATACTTTTTAACCAGTTTATCAAACTCTTCAAAGTCACCAGACCATAGAAAATCAAGCATCTGAATCTGAATGTTTACGTCAGACTCTTTAAAAAGTGTTTCATAGAAAGCTTCATCTTTCTTTTCACCGATAGCACATGATGATGTAGTTGTGTTGCTTTTTGTGACAACATTCGAGTAACCTCTTTTGTATCGACCACCGTAAGCATAACCGTAAGCATAATCGTCATAATCATTCCACCAAGAAGAAGACTTACCGCCATTTAGTAAATATGAATCAATTGCATAACTATTACTAAAGTTAATCTTTGTACCTTCAATATCAACATCACCGTTCCAATTTGCACATTTAGGAATAATGTATTCTTTAGTTTTCTTGTTGACAATTAGGAATCGAGAACCTTTTTCATACTTTTCAAGGTAAGCAACCATTCGCTCAATTGGTTCGTGTTTAAATAAGTATGCAAACACTTCCGTATCTGAACGAGGGTTTTTTGCTTTCCATGAGTCACCAGTAAAGGTATTCATCATGCCGTTATGGAATAATAAATATTCATCATTACAAACATTGAAACCATGTAGCTGATGTTTAGTTTTAGCACCAGATGTTGAGTATCGGAAGTGGATAACAAGTTCTGAATCATGGTTCTTCTTTAAATACTCAGCACCTTTTTCATAGTTTAGAGTTTTATAAAGTTTACCAGTGTTCTTGTTGTAGATTGCCAAACCGTGAGGGTTTCTGAATTTCAATGAGTTAAAATATTTAGATGGAAGTGTGAATCCAGAAGGTTTAACGAATAACATACACATATTTACTTTCTCCAATAGAGTAATAGGGGTGTTCCTCACCCCCACTCCTAATATTTATCTAACCGTTAAGCACAAAGCGCGTAAGTTTCATCTTCTGCATGATATACAGTGACACTTTGCGACCATCGTTTAGAATACTTTGCTAAGTTCTTGAGATCAATATTAGCATTGTTCTCAGCATTTAGCAATGGGTATTGCTTTTTATTAACGCTAACATATTGAATAAACTTACGAAGTGCCAATGGGCTACATTTCTTAGTATTCAATGTAATGTTAGATAAGTTGTACTTACAGAACATCGTTACAGCTAGAGCTAATTCCAAGTTCATATTTACGTGAACTTCATTCACCAGTGATTTAGGGAAACGGAACTCAATCGTTTGATCCTTACTAATGTTCAACATGCGATACTTGTTGTGATGCGACTCACGTAGATGCTCATTTCGATCTAAACGCTTCGCTTCTTGGTACTCAGTTTGACCACGAGCGCCAATGTGACGGAAGTATTTCTCGAAAGTTGCAATAAAGTTATCAATACGCACCTTATCTAGCTCACTTAGGAAGTGAGAAGAAACATGGATGTGTAAACCATAACCATCACCAGCATCTTCAAGTAGATGTTTACCAACACCATTTACAAACTCATGCACGTTGTGCTTTTGTTGGTTCAAGCCTTCTGGACGGAAGATATACTCAATACCATTTACACCATCCAAGCTACCATCTTGAGTGGCAACACAGTAAGTATTTTGCTTACTCATTGCAAACTTGTTGATTGGTAGGATTACATCACGCTTATCAGCACGACGACTATCAAAGTCAGCATAAACTTCAAGCTCTAACCCAACGTAAACACCTTTACCGTTGATTTTGGTGTTTGTAGTTCCGAAACCTTTATGGTCTAGAACATCAGTGCTGTAACACATGCGATTCAAACGATCAGCAAAGTTACTTACACAGCTACGACACACAACATCGTCTGAATCGCTAGAGATTGACTCCATACGATCAACGTGTTCATGATTACCACAACTACGGCAACGAGTAATGCCTTCATCTGTACGGTGGTAGTATTCACCTTGAACGTACACACATTCATCACGTAACTCGTTTTGACCGTTTAACACAACAATGGTAACTCGGTGAGCTAAACGCCAGATGTTGTGACGAGGAATATACACACAACGTAAACGGTTATAACGACCACGATCTGTATCAACTTGGTCATTTGGATCTACAAGAATACGCTCTTCAATCGCAAATCGTGATCCATCAAAGTAACCACATGAATGACTAAAGGTTAATTGATCAAGGTCGTTGATCTTACCAGCATTGTACATAGTCAATGAGTCAGGTGTCGGTAACATAATTTCCATGTTACGAGACTTAGCTATACTACGTGGATAAACGATATAGTTTGTACCCATCACCCAATCTTTAGGCGCGTAGTGGTTGCTGTACTGACTACTCTCTTTGAAGATAACACCATTCCAAATACGAGTGTTGTTATTTGAGAAAACACCATCTTTGAAATAAGATTGTTTTTCCAGCTTCTCAGATGCAAATAACCACATCCATTGTTTGCTAACCACACCTAGACCGATCTGATTAGTCCAACCAAATGGTTTGCGGTAAGAGTTCATTTCTTCTTTTGCAGAAGCTTCTAAACGTTTACGAAGGTTATCACGATCTTCGCGGTTAATACCAGACACCTCACCAAAGTTAGAAAGTGCTTCGCGTGCTGTAAGCTGAACATATTGCTCAGTAAACTTCGGATCTGAAATTCTAGAGAACAGGTAAGAAGTGATATTACCTTCACCAGTACCTTTAATTAGAATACGAGTAGCGCGACCTTCACGGTCTAAAATTTTAACACCATAAGGTGAGTTATTGAAGATTGCATTAATGCAATCCTTTCTTAAATTTTTTGCATCTTCACTGATTCGAGCAATATGACGCATGATCATTGCTCGTCTTTCCGCTGTTGACGGTGTTTTGTGATAAAGCACAACTAAAGAATTATACAGCGTATCTTTCAAAGCAATTGACGCTAACATATGTTCTAAATTGTAAAGGTTTTTCAACATCTTACTTCTCCGTTTGGTATGCTGGTATTCTATCTAACCAAAACCAAATCGTCAATAGGGTTTTAAAATATTTTTAATGATGAACCCCTAAAGTTAGATAATTTCTTTAGGGGCTGTATATCTAATTAGAAAAAGATATATTCAATCGGTTTGTTTGAAGGAGTGTGAGTGATTGAAACTACGTTTGTTTCACCTTCACCTTCACCTTCTACTTCTGGGAACAATGAATCTAAATATGTTCCAACACCATCTAAAGCCAGTTTATTTTTCTCTTCATCTTGAGAGAAGCTGTACCCTAAGCTTGTTGCAAATAAGCAAATTGTGCTTAAACGACCTTTATCTTCTTTGTCGCTAGACCAGTTGTTACCCTGAATGAACATTGAAACACTGAGGCTATTACCTAGAGAAATCAGCAAAGCTTTTTGTGTTAACATTTTTTGACCAGCAAACAAACGATTGGCTGGAAGAGCTACTGTTTCCATTGTCATAACTTCTTGGGTTAAAACAACTACTTCGTTGTTACCATTCTGACGAGCAAAAGCAATATCGAACATCTTTTTTCCTTTAAGGGGTTTGGTTTGTTTATGAGTTAGATAATAATTAAATCTCTAACTCATGTCAATAACATTAAATCAATTAGATTCTTTTTCTTGATCGATTTTCACAATCTCGAAACCATCTTCAACTTCACACGTAACCACATCTTGAGTCTTGTGTGTTAATAACTTCTTTAATTCCAATATCATACCAAGCATTAACACTTTTTTGATGACCATCCATAACAGCCAACACATGATTGTTAGATACCAATCCCCAGAATCTTTCCATCTTCCAAGTGTGGTAGCTTTTGTAATAATAATTGTTAAGCCTTGTGATTAAAATATCTGTTTTAGAGTCGAAAAGTTTACTATCTGAAAGAAATTTAAATTTTTCATCTCGTTCATTTTCATAACCACTACTAAAATAAATGATTGAAACGTCAAACTTCCCAATGAATGATGACAGCATCTGGCACATGGCGAATCGCATCGAGCCATCTTTATTCATTAATGCTGTCTCAAGGTCAACTAAAACAACCTTGCTTTTAAGCTTAATATTCGGCACATATAGTGGATGACCTTTAGCAATCAAATACTTCTGCCATTGTAGGTTAAGAACATCTCGACCTACTGCATTATCTCCACGATGTAAATCCCACTCATACGCTTCCTCTAACGTTGTGCCGAAGTATTTGTACTCAATTAGATAACCATGAGCAACACCAAGTTTGTGCCAGCGCTCACGAGATTCACGACTTAAATTATTATCAGAAATAATAATGTTTTCACCAGCAATTGACGCTCTAGAAAACAGACTGAGTGCTTGCTGTGAAACAGCCTTTTCTTTCTTCACTGTCGCCTTGTAATCCTTCCAACCATGACCTTTTCCAAACAGTAAATGCTGGAAACGAATGTTATTTCGATCAATAACAGTCCATTTATCTCGACCATCTGAGTCAACGTAGCTTTTTAAAGCAAAGCTTTTAGCCCATTCTGTCTTACCAGTAGATGAAATACCAACTGTGATAATCATCGTCTTTGTTTTACCAGTGGGTTTCTTCAATTCAACTGGCTTTGGCTCTTTCTCTGACATCTTAAATACCTAATGCTGGGTTTCCATAATTGTTAAAAAAGTGAACATAGCTTTGCAGATAGTTGTCAATGTTCTCTTTACCAACAGGATTCTTTGAGTGAATGTGCCAGAACAAATAGTTTGGATCTAGATCTTTTTCAATAATGAAATTAATCAACCAGATAGCACAATCGTATCCTGTTCTTTCCCATTTTTCTGAATAATCCGCTAAATCATGATCAAAACTAAAATCAAAATTTAACAGGTCATCATTTGTTAGAATGGTTTTACTAACAACTTTCTTAAAATCATTGAAGTTGCGAACGGTTTTTACATCACAATACAGATCGTATTCGATCCAGCTCACATCTTCTAGATTTCGTTCATCGTCTAAGAAAATTAATGTTCGCATGACATCCCAACTATAAACATACCACCAGTTCCACGTGGAACATTCTCAATACCACCATAACGATTCACCACTTCAATAGAGCAGTAATAATGAACCGTTGATCCGCAATAACCAGCTTCTTTGTAGTACACAACTTGAGTTTCTGGATTAAATTCTTTAGACATTTCTAATACCTACTTGTAATGTTTCTCAATATAATCAATTGCTTGCTGTTTTGTCAAGCTATGACCATCAATTTTTACTTTGGTTGGAGCAACGCGAAGTTTGATGTTGCTTTTTGTAAGTTGACCAAGACTAAACTTCTCGGTGATATTATGCCACTGTTCACCAGAATGAATGAATTGACAATGCTCACCAGTTAGATAAAGCTTGATGATATTCATTTTCTCATCGAGACTTTGAACATCCTTGACAACTGGTGCTTCAATGATTGGTTTAATTCGTCGAGTATTTAATTCAAGCCCAACCTCATTAGACCAGATCTTTTCAATATCGTATTTTGGTAGTCCAGTTATTCGACATTCAGGAGTGCCACCAGAAGTCCAAGTTCCAGTTAGAAAATCTAACACTAATTGTGAGTGAGTGTCGTGAATTTTATTACCAGTAAATCCATTTGACACAAGGCTATTAACTAATGACAATCGACGCTGATAACTTAATCCGCCAATACCAACTAGGAATTGACCACTTGTTGTATTAAATATTTTCTGAAACTCAGAGAGGCTCACTTGTTTAAAATTATGGTAATAACTAAAAACCTCAGAACTGTCTGATATTAAATAAGCTTTTGAATCCTTACTGATTATAAAATAAATGGGGTTTTTGATTAGCAAACCATCATTTAATCTTTTCAATCCATATTCAACTAGGGATTTTTCAACCAAACTAGACATTTCTGCTGTATCACAAACGATACGAATAGATTCTTTAATCATTTAATAAATCCTCAAATAATATTTCTACATAAGCTTTAGACATAATAAAAGAGGTCAACCCGAAAGTCAACCTCTTATTACATCATTTAGGAATTAACCCCAGATACGTTGACGAATCTCAAAAATATCTGTCAATTTTTGGAACTCACCATTTTCATAAACAGTGGTTAGTAATCCTGTTGCTTCACCTTCACGTGTTTCTTTGTCCTTGTAGAAGTAGTCACCCGCTTCATTCTTATGAACAGAAATCAAACCACGCGCTGACTTCTTACTAAGGTCTGTCTTCGGCTCTTTGTAGATAGGAAGATCCACTTCAACACCATTGATTTCAACAATAGCATTGGTTGCTTTGATCGCCATACCTAAGTGGTCACGACTTACCATATTTAGAGAGTAAGAACCAACACCAAATACGATATTAGTTGAAGCAAACCCTTTAGCTTTCAATCGAGAAAGAATCTCATTTGATCGCTGAACAGTGATACCATCACCATAGATCATTCCAATGTGTGAATCTAAGACTTTATAGCCTTGTTCATTCACAGTACCACCAAAGATTTCCCATAAGCACTCAATAGTGCCTTTACGCTCAGGGGTGCGCTCAACATCAGTGATCTCCACCTTAACATCAGAGAAGCATGTATCTAAGTAGTAATACTGCTTATCATAACGATTCCACTGGAAGCCAGTAACGTGGGCTTTCTTCAATCCACCATCGTATTTAAATACAAGCGTGTATTCGTCATCACCACATTCACCATGATCTGTTTCATCAGCCAAAGCATCGTGTGTAAGATCGAATAATACTCGTAGTAAATGCTCTTCTTCACAAGTGCTTAAATCTCGAAGATCTGACTCATCATAACCACAAATAATATCAACTGGATTACCAGAGTCACCACGAACAACATATTTACCATCACGCGCCATGATTACATCTTTAAGTTTTGGTAGGTTTACTGTGATATGTGACCAGTAATCAAAACTATCAGCAACATCAGAAACAATGCCACTTGGGAAACGCTCTGTTAGCAACCAGTGTTTATAGCGATATTCAGCTTCAACTTCACTGATTCGTTCACCAGCTTGTTTAGCTTTCTTTTGTTCAGCCAAAATACCAAGTGTGGTTACACTATGCTCACCAGCGGGTACGCTACCAGCTAAGAAATTAACATCACTGTTAGCACTACCATACATATAATCACAAGCCCATAGAGCAGGGATGTTGTCAGTACCGCATGAAGATGTTAGGAATCCAGCACCTACAATAGCTGAGCTTTCTGGTGTACCTTGACCACGTAAACCGAAGTCATGGTTCTGAAACTCTGTACCAGCCGTTGAACCAGTGGTTTCAATTGCATACTTATTTGAAATCAAGCGGAAGCTACGTGCAATAGTTGCAATAGTCAACTGTTTCCAAAGGTCACAAGAGAATAATGTTTCTAAGTAGTTAGGAAGCCATTCAAAACCTTCAATTGTGTTACGAATTGTAAGGAATGGAACACCAACATTAACCACACTTCCTTCATCCAGTGTTTTTACAACAACTGGTAGGTATCCAAGATCGTGTAGAGCTTCAAAGTGTTTAAAATCTTCAACACCAATGTATGAACCATGAGTTGCTTTCATTTCAGAAATAACTTCATCTTTCGGACGATCAAAGAAGCCTTTCTTTGCTGTAGCGTGTAGTCGGAACAACATCCATTGGATACCAAAGACTACATATTTTCCATCAAAAGCATCTCCAAGCATTTGCTGGATATATTTAGAGAAACGAGGGGTAAAGTTAGAGTAAATCTCTTTAACACCTTCAATTTCAAAATTAATGTGACTCACCTTATATGAGTCAGTGTGGTATAGGAAGGGGTTGATTTCAGCGACTTGACTTTCTAAACGTGCAAGCATTGAACCCGCTTTCGCTAATACTGATAATGACATTCGTAACTCCAAATTAAACGTTAATTAATGTATGAACTGTAAGCTTTTCTTTAACCGATTTATCTAACAGGTTATAAGTGTATGTTTTCATGAAATGAGTATATATGTGTTGATAGTGTTCTGTCAACTTATCTAACGCATTATTTGAGAAAATTCCATGAGTTACATACAATAACTTAGGAAGTTTAACAATTTCCATCATCTCAGGTCGATCTACAACATTTAGAACTTTTGCAACTTCAATAAATGTACGACCGCCTTCACACAAATCATCTACAACAAGCAGGGGTTTATTTAAATCAACATTTCCTAACTTAGATACCTCCATGCCTGTAATTTGACCATTGGTTACATCACGAACCTTATCACAGATAATGACAGCATCAGGATTTTTCTTAACAGCACCTTTGTCTGGGGCTACAAGATTGTAATTACTAAACACATCACTAAGTGTTATTTGTGCAAGGACATCTTGGTTGATAGACCAGCAATTTTTAATGAGTGATGTCATTACCTCACTATGGTTATCAAACAAAACAACACTATCAAAACCAATACTGTTGACGAAATTAGCAAATACTAATGCACCAAAACCATCTGTTTGGTTGGTGAGCATAACTCGATCATATCGTGAATACACTGGTGATATGATTTCCAGTCGGAAGTTTTTAGGTGCGGTACTTAGTCGTGATATAACATCTTTGACTTGTGCAACAACCATTAAGTCATCCATGTTGCAAAGGAATGCCTGTATAGCACAAGTACGATAATCAAGACATTGATCCATTTCTGGAACAGTGACTCGAATACTGCCATCAGTGAAGCGTAAAACATCAACTTCTAGGTTTTTATAAGCCATGTTTTGATAACCAAGTTGTAACGTATCAGGGATTAAAGTTACCTTCAACTTGCTGGTTGTTTCTAAAATGTTCATTCATATTACCTTGTATTAACGTGTTTTGAAAAGTGTAAATTTGATAACCATCGTCACTTCTGACATTGAATGGCGCTCTAATATATTTATGTTGTACAACAAAGAAAGTGACCAACTTTGTTCTACCGAAGTCGATTACTTCCTGTTGTGTTTCAGGTATGCATAAAATCACATCATGAAAGGTTTGCTGAGTAACCTCAACTAATTCACCGTGAAACTTACCACCGTGAAGTCTAGCTCTTGTATTGATTTTCATCCAGAAATCCTCTCATCAATTTCTTGAAACATATTCGACAGTGAGGTGTGTTGAATACTCACACAATTAACCATTGCTGAATACATTACTCAACCCTTTTCTTGCTTTAATCTCTTTTATCTTCTGGCGTAAGCGTTTACTACTACCAAAAAATTCTAATTTAGTTCGCCTTGCATGTTTTAACCAACCAATCTTATTGGCTAATTCTTTTTGACGATCTGTTGCATATTTTGTTTTGCTGATAGCAACAATAGCATCTCGAACTTTAATATCAAGCTCAGCAACTTCAAGTTCTGTTTGATAGTGCGTAAACATCTTTGATTTATAGTTATACCACACACCATAAAACTTAACATAAGTTTCTTTCGTCAATTTATTGTAGTAAACACCATCTGAGAAAGTGTCTCTCACATTTAAGATTGGGCATTTTCGTTCACCACCAAGACACTCACGAACCTTAGATTCAAGAAAAGGGTGAAGTTTTGTTTTACCAATACCACAACCAGTAAAGTGAGTAACAAGAGCTTGTTTAATCCATTTGTTTTTCATGGTGATACCAAAATATCTAATTAAGGTAATAATAAATGAAAAAAGGAATAGCGTCAAGCGCTATTCCTTTCTATTAATCAACTTCTTTGAAACCAGTGGATTCTTCTTTGTCTGTAGCATATCGAATTGTATCTATGCCATAAATAGCAATGACTTTATTCATACCATCGACAGATATTGCAACAAAACCATCACCGTTTTCTGTTTCTACTTCATAGACCTTGTTGTAACCATCTATAACAACACAAATACCTTCTTTAAATCTGGTCATTTTTGAGTCCACTCATAAGAATTTGTATCCAAATGAGGATACTTCATTGTTTCATGACGTAACTCACCTTGAGATTTCTTATCTCCAAGAGGTATGAGTCGATGTTTTTCAATATGTATAACCTCACCAGCTTTGCAAACCTCATTTGTTCTTGCACCAACAATGCCTTCTGCTGAAACTTCCCAAACGTCCTTAAACTCAGCCTTATCGCCAATAAATCGAAGTAGGGTTACAGTTTTACCAACATTAACATCACTTGTGTAACCCTTAATAATCAGAGCCAAACCACCAGCTTCAAAACGACTCATCGTTGTCTCTCCTTACCTTTTCCATCACAACCACCACAAGGGATCGAATCACCATTAGGTCGGCAACTATCATACCATCCAGATCCGCTACACGCTGAACAAACAACCAGTTTGTTTTTATACACGTGGTCATAGAAATACTGAGTTCTTTTAGCTTTTCTTTCTTGGAATGTACTCATTCTATATCCTCATACATTTTTAGCTTTTCTTTACGTTGTTTGAAAACACAATCAACATGGACAACACGGAATCCCTTAGCATCCTGACGCTTTTCAAAATGACCAGCACCTTTTGCAACATATTGTGTGCAGTAGTAGCAATATCCACCGAAGCGATTTCTCATTTATACACCATGTTGAAAGTAAGCTGACACTGTACCAAGAATAATCCCAGAAGTAACCACAAAGATCATCCACCATTTAAAATTGATAAAAGAAATCTCACCATTCACTTCCAACAACTCATGGTTTTTCTCACCAATTTTAAAATTTAAAGCCTGTAACTCGGTATAAATCAAGCTTGGATTACCCTTACTCAAGCGCTTATCTTCAAATTGTCTTTGAAGGTCTGACAATTCTGTAACCAATTGATCGCGCTTAATTTTAAGTTTATTTGCGCTCATCACTAACCTCCAAGTTCGCCCACTCTTGAACATAGCTTTCGTAATATGGTGAAAACGCCCCCAAATGCTTTCTGTGCTTGGGCTTCACATGATTCTACAACTTCTGGTGCTGAATCAAAATCAGATTCTTCCATCGATAGGTTTGTTACGCTTGTTGCATTCTTGACGCAATCATTTTTAAGTTTATTCATTTTGGTATTTCCCAAACAAAAATAGAGTTAGATAGTTTCCGCATTTAGGACAGTATATGTGTTGTATTTTATTTCACCCCAGCAATACAAGTAGCTTTAATACCAGCATCACGTACAGCATAAGAACCATCTCGACCCTTTAAGTTTTTAACATTGACTTGACACTGAGCCATATTTGACTGAGGGATCAACTGACTGGTCATACCACCATCGTGTGTAGACATTACTAAAAGCAGATAAACAATATTAACCATTTTAAATCCTTATTTTTGAACACAGAAAGCGTTATAAACATATTTTTGTTTCTTGGTAAACTTGGCAGCCTCAATACAACGTTCACGACTACTAAACTCAGCCGTTGTCATTGATGGGGTAATCGCTGATGTACCCTGAGAATAAAGATTACCAAAATAACTACCCATCACAATCATAATCCACATATTACACCTCACCTACTGTTTGTACGCCACCATCCCATCGTTCCATTCACGCTTTGTCCTCATGGCGGTAGCCCCTGTTTATCTATGAGGTTGATTATGGTTGAGTTAGATAGTTTTGTCAATCATACATCGTGGTAATCGATTAATATTTATTTATGATCGGATTATTCACTCACCAACCCTCATTTCGGCTGACATATAATTACATATTCTATTGACATTTTATATCAAATTTTTGACTACATTAATGAATATAATACCATAAAAATATGGGTATATTCTTATTAAGGAATTGCTTTTTTTCGTCAACATAAACAATAACTTACAGAAGGTTTGTAAAGTAATTTTTTACAAATAGTGATTTACCAATGATAATAACAACACTACAAATTGGCATAATGTTACAAATTGGGTCTGATCTATCGTATAGCTTACACTATACTCTTATTAATATAGATACATTATTCGGTAGATTCTACCGACAAGATAATAAAACCAAACTCTGTTTGGTAGAATTAGCACAACAATAATTATAAATAAAAACTAAAGTAAAAAGAAAATACTTATCAGAACTAGCGTTCTATACCTATCTAATTTGATATAATTATTGTATTGTTTGTGTAACAAACATTGTAATAGCACCTAAAATAAGTTATTGATATTAAACATAATAATAAAATCAATTAAATCAATGCTTTATATTCATTATTATTATCATTATTGTTGATATGTATCTGTTCGATCAAAGATCGAGTAATGTATCTATTGGGTAGAGGGTATTCTGGATGGTAGAATCTACCATTAATATACTAATGTTGGGTAGATAATATCCCTTATTGGGTGGATCTATAAATAATCCCCCATCTTCATTGGGTGTCGGGAAGGCTTATAAATAGTGGGATAGAACCCTATCTTTGATAGGTAGGGGATAGGTATAGGTGTGTGTGTGTGTGTGTGTGTGTGATATTATTGGTGGGAGGGGGTTCTATATATGAGTGAGAGTTGTGTACTGTATGTATGTTAATAGTATGCCATATTGTATGTCATTTATATATTATTTGTGTTCATTTGTGATTAATTTATTGTTAGTTTATTGTTAGTTTATGATTAATTATATAAACATCACCCTAAAATAAACACCAGCGTTTTCGCTGTAGATATTCGCTATACTGTATACAAAGTGCAAAGATATTTCACCCCCATAGGGGATATTTTAACATTCTGTATACAAATGAGCAATTGAAAAAGGGCGGCAGGGGGTATTTTCTAAATCTTAGTTTATTTAGACTTTTCTACACACATTTGCAACAATTTATCATTCTTTGCAACATTCTCACCTTGACCATTTTTGTGTGTGCTAACAACATTTGAATATTGACAAGCATTAACCCAACGAGCTTCTTCTTGATCAATACCAAGTAAGTAACCACCAGCACAAATACAAACTACACAAACAACTAATGCCATACCTTCCATAACAAATTCCTTAAAAGATTTCTAAGTTTTGATTATACAGAATTTTTAGGGAATTTGCAATTATTTATTTTGGCTCTGGGGAATTTTGGGGGAGGGGGATTTGGGGAATTTTTAAAATTATTTCTGAGGGGGTGGTCGATTCATCTAGCCCTAACTAACTAAAAGTAAGTGTCCCAATAAAACCGTGACTCATCAGTTCTAGTTTTCAGTTACATTGACACACAATGTTTGAATGATAATAATTCTCAAAATGATTCATATTATCAATAAGGCTTAAAGAATAAACACGGCGCTTTTATGCAGGCACACGGCGTTAAACAACTTGTTTATATGTTAGTTATTTGCAGGAGGTTAAGAAACTAAGATTTTTCTATATATAGTTGCAGGGAGTTATCCCAAGACAATTGACATAAAACATTATTAAAAACAATGTCTTATAAATTTATTAAAAATAATTGTATATATAGTTGCACACTGATTTATAAATCTATAGAATGATCATCATAGCGCCAGTAATGTGCAAAGATACACAACGGCAACACACACAACGAAATAGGTAGAAATGTTATGAAAATGATTACTTTTGTTAATGGCGAACAAGTTAAAGAAACTGTTAACACATATCACTATGCTCACGGCTTATTAACTGATAAAGGCCACTTTATTGATTTTAACGTACCCCGTAGAATTAACCCAGATTTAAATATGCTTTTGTTAGATCACGCCGAAAAGTTCTATAATATCTTTGATAAAACAGAACGTGAAGCCGTTATTTTAGAAATGAATAAAAACAATTCTAATGTTTTTATAATATATGCAATGAATAATGATAACAG